GAGGTTTGTCATGCTCTTTATCATACTAATAAAGATTATAAAAAACAAATGGATACTCTTACTCATGGATTACCTAAAAAATATTACAATACTTTTAAAGATAATATTTTAAAGATGGGATATGCTCAAAAAGTAGTGGATGATGAAATCCAAGCATATTTACAGTATGGATATCAAGAGGCACAGTTTGGAAAAGGTGTTGACATTGACGTAAGAAAAGAGTATAGTGAAATTTATAAAAAGGCAGCTAAGGCATATGAACTTCACGCAAAGAGACATATTAGTTTGTGCAAGTAAACGTAGATATTTTACTGCAAAGCAAGCTCGCGCAAAAAATATTGTTCCCTACAAGTGCAAGATTTGTTTTTGCTGGCATCGTTCAACCAAAAGAAAGTTACATCAACAGCACCCATTAAAAGATCAATACAGAAAATTGAGAATGTATATTTAATATGAAAACACTAATGTATATAATCCTAATAATCGCAACCGTTTTTGTTTCCGGTTGTTATAGTTCAAAATCAATGGGAGACAAAGAAAAAGCCGATAAGTATTTGATTGTTTATTAATGCATTTTAAAGACATTCGTAATAAGCCTATCCGCGTTGGTGATAGAGTTTTGGTCTATGTCCAAAAGTATTCGCGCACACTAGTCGGAGAAAACATTTATGAAGTCTATCAAGACGAACCATATCCTGTAGCTGATGTTCCAATGGCGCGTGGGCGCGTAGAATGGAGCGAAGATGTGAATAGTTTTGTTGTGCGTTACGATTGGACCTGTGAAAGTTGGAAACATAAATCCGCTTCACAAATGGAAGGCGGAAACTACGCTTACGAAATTATACAAAATGAAAATTAAACAAAAAACAATTTATGGTGGTTATCTTGTCGATAAGTATTTCTTCATTCTAGAAGATGATACTCAAGTTCAAGTGCCATTCAGTGAGTGGGAATCCTACAAGGCAGGAGATAATTACATTAGTAAAGAAACCAAATCTCGTTTAGATGAGTTAGCAAAAATTGCCCAAAAGAATGGGCTTTATTGATTGACAAAATAATAAAAATGATTTAAAGTGTTGGGATGAAAGGTCTATTCTATCTGCCAGTCCGCGTCGAAGCCAAGAATCATGAGGTTCTTTTTTGGGGCTGTCTGCATTATGGTCACGATCCACAGTGGGAAGTTCCTATCTGGAAGCGCAGGGGTTTTAATTCTTCCGAGGAACACGACGAAGGTATCATTCGCAATTGGAATAGCAAGGCTACAGATAAAACTGTTGGTTTCCTGCTTGGCGACACTATGTTTGGATTTGGTGGCGAGGAAAAGTTTAAAAAGCTGATGAGCCGCCTTAATTTCAGTCGCGTGTTTATTATGTCTGGAAATCACGCGGCTGGATGGAAGCAAACATTTGAATCTCTGAAAGATAATACTCTTTATGTTGATGGTAAATATGGTAAAGAAGTTATTTTTGTTCCTAACTATCTTGAAGCCTATGTAAATGGTCAGCCTATTGTCATGTCTCATTACGCAATCGCTTCGTGGAATGGTCAGGGTAAAGGTTCTTGGATGCTTCACAGTCATTCGCATGGATCACTCTATGGGACTGATCTTGGAAACATTCTTTATAAGGCAAAGATAATGGATGTTGGTGTTGAGCGCCATCCTTTTCCAGCAACTTTCGGAGAAATTAAAAGTAATTTTAATAATCCAGTTGTTAGCTTTGACCATCATAATAGCAAAACAGAAAATCCGTTTTAATGAATAAAACCCTCTTACAAACACATATTGATTTGCTCAATGAATGTCGTAGGCAGAATAAAATGCTTGAGAAATTAATTGAATTAAATATGAATGATTTGCATGATATTGCCGATCAGCGTGACTGGTATTTTGAAGAATATCAGAAAATGAAAGCGCGCAACGAAGAATTGAAAAAATTAATTGAACAGAAATAATATGGCAAAAGAAATTTGGGCGGATAATATCGAATATAGGCCAGAACTGTATTCAATTTCAAGTTATGGTAGGATTAAAAATAAAAAAACTAATAAATTTTTAAAAACTAGAATCCATCCAGATGGATATGAAGTTATTGAGTTTGGTGCTAGACCGAGAAGTTCAAGAGGACGCGCCTATGTTCATAGACTTGTGTTTAGCGCGTTTAATCCAGATATTGACATTACAGATTACGATATTCACCATATAGATGAGAATAAAATGAATAATCATATAGATAATTTAGAACTAATTAAAAAAAGCGATCATTGTAGTCAACATGCTAAAAGTAGAATTGGTAAGCGCGCACCGAATTTTAAAGGAACTGTTGCGGCCTTTGATAAAAATACAGGAGAACTTCGTTATCTTTTGAATGGTAGAAAAGAAATGGAAAAAAATAAATTTTGGCATGGAGAAATTTCAAAAGTTCTAAGCGGGAAACGAGAATCATATAAAGGATATATCTTTAAAAGATTAGATCCAACAAAATCTCTTGACTCACAATTAAAAATTCATTAATATTGGAAATATGAAAAAACGTGGTAGAAAAGCTGGTAGTGGTAGTTTTGCACAAGTGTCTTTGGAGGAACTAAATCGAGTTCTTAAACCAAATGCGCGAGTCATTGTTTGGGGTCGCTATGCTCAAATGCTCGGTCTAGATGGAAAGAAAGTCGAGGCCAAGCATGATACCCTTATTGCTGCCGTAAATGGCGGCACTTCCGAAGTTGAGCTTGAAACATTTGGGAACGCGAAACCAGAAAATAAGAAGATGGAGGTTCAAGAAGATTTGGTTCCAAAACCTTCTGTTACATTTGAAGTATTTTAATAATTAACTATGAAAAACAAAATCAAAATCCTAATCGTGTTGTTTGCTATTTTCAGTAATACAACTTATTCACAACTATTTGCAACCAATCCTTTTACAGGAACTTTTACTTGGGGAACAAATGGTAATGTAACAAATTTTTCTTATAATGGAGTACCAATTTCTGATATTGTAGTTAATAACTTTACAAAAGTAAATGTTGTTACATCTTCCAGCGCTGGAAATTTTCGAGCATCTTCTTGGTCAACAAATCCTATTGTAGATCCAAACAAGTATTTTGAATTTTCCCTAAGTGCTTCGCCAGGAACTACTTTTAACATGGGTAATATTACTTTTGGTATCGGTAGATCATCTACTGGACCACTCAAATGGGAATGGCGTACGAGTTTGGATAATTATGCCACAACAGTAACAAATTTTGTAACAGTTAATACTAATTTGACAATTACAGATGGTATCATATCTGTTCCAGATTCTAATGCGAGTTGGCTTAATAATATCATTAGTTTTTCAAACGCTATTAGTGTAGAAAATATTTCATTCAGATTTTATGGGTTCGGCGCTAAAACTAATACCGGAACAGGTGGTTTCCAAGGAAGTTTGACATTTGATGGAGAATCTATCTCTGTAATACCAGAGCCTTCAACTGTTAGCCTGTTACTTCTCTGTGGCATTGCTGTTTTGGGTTATCGTATCCGTTCAAAAATCCGATCTTAATCACAATAAAAAATTAGTTCGTTAATAAATTGTAAAAAAGGTCTTGCAAACTGTAAAAATATTGGTAAGATAAAGGAACTATGAGTTACTTCGACGAAATGATTGGTCAGTCCAAAACCAAAAGTGTTCTTGGCTTTTACATTGATGCTTTTGAAAAGACTGAGATTCTTCCGCATATGTTCATTGTCGGGCAGCGCGGACAAGGTAAGACTATGCTTGCCACTCAAGTTGCCAAAAATTTGCGTAGCAAAACTCTTGGTCGCGTTAAACCTATGTTGACAATCAACTGTTCGACACTCAAAAATGTGCGACAGTTTATTGAAGACATTGTTCTTCAGTATGTGCGCGATCAGCATATTACTCTTTTCTTTGATGAGGTTCATGAAATGCCTGTTCCTATTCAGACCTGTTTGCTTACAGTTCTTAATCCGAATAAACATAATATGAATACTCTTCGTTTCGAAGATTATCATATTGAGTTTGACTTTACAAAGGTAAGCTTTATTTTTGCGACTACTGATCCACAAAGGGTTATTACTCCACTAAAAGATCGTTGCCGTATGATCCATATGGAAGAGTATCAATATGACGAATTGGGTCAAATTGTCAAGAACAATAGTGAAGATCTTGAGTTTGATGAAGAGACTCTGCGTGACATTGCCAGCGTTTGCCGAGGTAATGCGCGTAACGCTACTCTTATGGCCAAAGATAATATTATGCAATTTGCGCGTCGGCACAATGTTTCATATATTGATATGAGCATTTGGGGTCGAATCAAAGGTGTCTTGGGTATTCTCCCTCTTGGATTGGAAAATACTGAACTCCAAATTCTTAAAGTTCTCAAAGAACGAAATATTTGTTCGCTTACGAATATTAGTGCGGTGACTGGTTTGTCCAGCCAAGCTTTGCGCGCAGAGTTTGAGCTTTATCCTCTCAAGCATAATCTCATTGAGATTGCTCAAGGTGGTCGTCGTTTGACCAAGCAAGGTAAAGAATATCTTGAAGCAATTGGTGAATAATTTATGGATTTAATTATTCTAATGGGATGTATGTATCTTGTATACAAACAGTTAGATAAACAATCAAATACTTGACAAATTGTAAAAATTCTACTAAACTATATAAATCATGAAAACTGATACAAACAAAAAGCTGGTTCATATCAACAATCTGCAACGCGGGGATAAATTCCAAATCCCTTCAGTGCGTGACACAATGCGTGATATGAAGTTTATTTCCTCAACTGAGACTAGTTCTCTTATCGAGGGGCACAAGCGCGATTCGATTAATGACTCTTGGCGTCCATTTCGTATGCACGTTTCCAATGGCGTGATGGTTGAAGTTGTTGACGAATTTGAAAAGAATCTTATGGAAGAAAACAAACAAAATGCTACTGCTTCGGCAGGGCAAAACGAGGCTTCCGCTGCGCCTAAGCGCCGTGGTCGTCCTTCTAAAGCAAAGCTGGCCTTCAATCAACTCAAGGGTGTTGATGGCGAGTTCACGGTCAAGGATGTCGTTGAAAAGAATGACATTCGGGAGTATGAAGTTCACAACTTGATTCGCAGTGCCGTTCAGAGCGGTAAGGTGAATGTGGTGAAGGAGCTTGTTGGTGGGCGTGGTAAGCCGCGCAAGGTCTATCGCCTTGCGTAAGTGTAAATAAAAATTAATTCCAGTCAAGCATAGACGGCGATGCACGGGTTTTGTAAACCTGAGAGCAGGGTTCAAGTCCCTGGACTGGATTAATTTTATAAATAAAAAATGATTACTAAACACGTTGAAGAATTGTTGGACCTCCTACGGGAGAATTATCGTAACATTAAATGCGTTGAATCTCAATACGATTCACATCATAAACTTGAAATTGAAGTGAGCAATCTTTATCCAGAACAAAAGGGTGAAGAAATTTTTGGGCTTTCCAATAACAAATCACTTACTACTGATGATTTTGAGTTTGCCGATATTAAAAAAATTAATGGTAAATCTGTAATATTTTTGGGTAATTATCGGTTTTTCTTTGAGGACGGCGTTTTTAAAATTTAATAATTTACGGGCAGTCGCCTAGTGGCTATGGCACCTGCTTTGGGAGCAGGGTATCGGAGGTTCGAGTCCTCTCTGCCCGATATATAATAATATGAATATATTTAATCTTTGTGTTATCGCTAGTGTCAAGACTGAAAAATATAAACAAAGGTTATTTAACTTTGTAAATTCTTATGGTTTTAAGAATCTAAATTTTAAAGAACAAGTTAAGATTAATTTTTTGCTTGAAGATGAATCAAGGCCGGATTTTGTAGATAAAAACTTTGGATGGTATAATTACCCAAACACCCCAGTTAGTCTAAGATTTATTTATTATTTGTTGAATCATTGGGAAGAGTCGGTTTGGACAATGCAAGTAGATGACGATTCAAGTACAGATATAGATAAAACAATAGAACTATTAAATCAATTTTATGATTATGATGATAGTATGATTCTTATGGGAGGTAGGAATACTGATCTTGAATATGGATTACAACAATTAATTATAGAAATGGGTGAACCAAACATTCTATTTGGTGAAAAAGATATTAATATTTTTAATGATATACCATATTTTGTTCACGCTTGGGAACCGTCAATACTTTCATTTAAAGCCGTAAATAAAATTATAGAGTACAATAAAAAAGATTTATTTTTACAGTTAGCTTTAAAATATCAACCTGTATTTACCGATCAAAGCATTTATTTACTTGCTAAATTAGCTAAAATTCCTATTGTTGAAGCTACATTTCTTTGTCCATATGATAGACCAAGTGAGTATAGCGCAATTAATCCTAATGGTAGGTATTCTCATATTCACTATGTAAAAGAAGAGTTGTCTTCATATAATGAAATTGTTAATTCTATGGAAAAATATTTAAATTAAATTATTATATACTTGAAGAATATTTGTTCGATTATCCAGGTAATCTCGTTGGGTGCAAAAAGCATAATGGGCACAAAGCGGTTCTCCATAAATAATATTATATTTATTTAATTGTCTAGGCTTATCTACAGAAAGCCACTGTTCTTCATCATAACCAACTTCTCCACCAAATTTTTCAAATTCACTCCCTAACCAAGAAATACAATTAATAGATACTCTTTCATGCCTATTTAAAACCCATTTTTTAAATTTGAATTTATCAATGTCAAGATTATGAATAGATTTTATAAAATTATTATGTTTTTGTTCTGCAATTTCACCGCTAGACCAGCCATTTTTATCCAAACAATTATAGTCAATTAACTGATCTAATACTAACGCTTCTGATCTTTGATTTAAATGATCTATTATAGCGTTGTTGATAATGTTTGCATATACCAGAAAATATTCGGGGTTTTCAATACGGAATTTTGCTAAATCTTTTATAAAATTATTATTTAACCATACTACATCATCATCCAACCGGATATAAATTTTGTTTGGATCACATGCACTATACTTATAAAAATGATAAATAGATAATGTGCCATCTAGTTGTATTTTACTATCAAGTGTTTTTATCCAATTATTTTCTTTTTCTAATTTTTTACAATAATCTATATCTTCTTGGTTTAACGTATTTATCCAAAGAGTCCAATTATTAAAATCGTTTTTTTGTTTAGCTAAATGTTTATAAAGAATTTCTAGATATTTTTTACGACCAGATGGAGTAACGATTTCTACATTCATTAAAATAAATTACACTTAAGTTAAATTAAAATCTATACTTTAATTTAACCCCCACAATGCCCCACTTCTACCCATAATTAACCATAAAAATACCTCGACAACAGATACAGGGTAGTGTATAGTTCTTATATGATCATTTTAAAGCCTTGGGAAGAAAAATTGTTGCAATGCTTTGCATTTATTGGTATGATCTTCATAGTTGCGAACGAGACGCTCAACAGAGTAAAATACAGGAAATAGACAGGTAGAAATACACAATGTAATAAAAATTACATTAGATGAATAAAAATTAATTAATATTAAAAATAGTACTATCCGATTTATATAAATAAAAAATTTTAAATATGATTAAAAAATTAATAAATAATCCAAAACATCATTCTATAGTAGTTAGGGCTATTAGTACTATGGTGTTTGTAGTCATGTTCATTTGTGTTGCGGTAGTGTTTGAGTTTGTTTATAGTGGAAGCGTAACGAATCAAATAAATAGTCTTATACATAATATACTATGGTTTGGAGTAAAGTAATTTTTCAAATAAAATGAAATATTTATTTATATTAATTAATTTAATTGCAATTAATTTTTTGTGCGGGTGCGCCGCCAGCATGGCCTGGGAATTGCGAATCAATTCTCCCGAAATAAATGAACGGGAATATTGGAAGACTCCCTGCACTTGGGATGGAACAGTAATGAAAAAGGAACCAAAACTTACTAAATAATAAATTTGACTTATTAAATAATAATAGTATAATAACAATATATGAATAAATATAAAGTAAAAGTTAGTCATGTGTTTTCTGAAATCTTGGACGTGGAGGCCGCCAATGAAGAAGAGGCGAAGGAAAAAGCTAAGGCAGAGTTGGAAAATGAGCAGCGCCCTGCTCAACCACAGTATGAGACTACCATTCCTACAGAACATTGGGCAGTGATTACAGAAGACAAATATAATGAAATGGTAAAACAATTTGAGACAGAACTAGCTAAACAAAAAGAGGGGGATAATGAAGAGTCTAATATTATTACTCCAAATATTATTACTCCTTAATTGATTATCAATTTGCGAAAGCGAATTTGCGAAATAATTAATCCGAAATAATCAAATAAGTACTAGGGTACAATTGATAACATTTTCCCACATTTGGGCACAGTGTCTTTACGTAGTAAAGAGTTGACACGGCGCCCAGGATATCGTAACATAGGGACATGTATAGAACAGGATATTGCTGCATTAATCTTTCCCTTGAGGAAAGATTTAGAACCATGACATTGGCATGGGCTAATCGTAATAGTGTAGAAGATGTAGAAAAGAAATGGAATAGTATAATAAAACATAATTTTGAATTGTTTTATAAAATTATTAGTTGGAATATTACAAATAAAGTTTATTTGTATAGAATTAGTAGTGATCTAATTCCCTTTGCTGATCATGAGAAGTGGGGATATCTTTGGGACAACTGGCGTAATACAATTGAGAATCATGGATTGGTTGGCCCCGTGCGCGATATACTTAAACGTTACATTAGCCTCGGTGGAAGGCTAACAATACACCCTGGACAATTCGTTTCGATTGGAAGTGCGAAAGAAGAAGTCCGAAATAACTCAATCAAGAACTTGGAATACCATGGTCAGCTACTGGATCTACTGGGATTACCGCAAAATTTTTCTTGTCCTATTAATATTCATGTGAGTAATGGAAGTAAAGATTGTAATGAGACTGCTAATAATATAAAAAATAGTATCCATTTACTTTCAAATAGTGTAATTAGTAGATTAGTATTCGAAAACGAACAACATGGCTGCTGGAACCCTCAAAATTTGCGTAAGCTGTTTCCTCAAATACCCATTACATTTGATTACCATCATTTTAGGCTTAACGATGGTGGGATGGCCCTTGATGAGGCAATCAGAATTACCAGCGAAAGCTGGCCAAATAATGACCCCGTCCAGCACTATTCAGAAGGCCGCGCCAATCCAGACGATCCAGCGCACAGCGACTATATACGGATTTTACCAGAAAGTCAATTCGACATCGAGGTAGAGGCTAAAGCAAAAGATTTAGCTATAAAAGATTTCCTGTTCGGTAGGAATCAAAAGATTGAGGGAATTTTATATTAAAGGGGCTTGACACTTTCCTGAAGTAATGGTATATTTTGGGACTATGCCTAACGACTGTTACAACTACTTGGAGGCTCCTCATGGAGACCTGTCACTGATCGCGGACTATATCTCGACTGAAAAGCGGGATTGGAGCCCACTGCCTGATACTTTTCTTGATTTCGAAAAGATCGCCCCTATGCCACCGGATGTTGAGGATTGGTATGGTTGGCGGAATGAGAATTGGGGGACGCGCTCAAACTCTTACGAGGGTCAAGCGCAAGACGAGGGCATTAGTTTCAATACTGCTTGGAGTCCCCCTGTTGGGGCTATCGTTGCGCTAGCTAAACAAATCGGAAAACCTTTACGGTTAATCTATGATGAACCGGGTATGGACTTCTGTGGAGAACTCATTGTAGCTGCTGATGGTAAACACTGTGACGAAGTTTATTCTCCACGTAGCGAGGCGCCGGAACATCTTAAGGAAGATCTGGCCATTGATGAAGATGATGGATTCTTTCTCTAATAATATATGAAAACGTTTATTACAATATTAATTGCAGCTATGTATTCTCTGTTCATGGGAATGTTTCTGATTGGTGAATTAACTAGAAAGAAAAACAAATGAAAAAAATATTTTGTATTATTACAATTTGCCTATCTGTAACAGCATTGGCAGATTACTATGTATACATATGCCCGAATCCTATATGTGGATATTCGACGATTAAGAGAAATCCTGGGTCGATGAACTGTCCATCCTGTATGCGTAGGAATCAAGATTACAGGTTTATGAATGGAGAAAAAATAGAACAAACAAAAAATTAATATGAATAAAAATAAATTCAAACGCGTTATCCTAGATCTGGGTTACGTAGTGCGTGATGGCGATGAAGAGATGGAGCGACGCGCCATGATATCTATCTATGAGGACATCATGTGCCTTGTCAAGCATGACGAGGTTTACGATGCTATTACAGTGATCGATGCACCTGACGCTAAGGAGGAAGACATTCCTGAATTCCTTCTGGAAGAGGAAACTATCTAACATTGACAACCCCACACACAACTGCTAACATATGAACACGTTTAAACACAATGAAATACGAAGATCCCAAAGACGATATCAAGCTTTATGTATGCATGGCTGCAGTTTTTATGCTAGCACTTGCTCTGCTTGGAGGACATTAATATGAGTGAAGACCCCATTAAATACGCAACAGACTCTGTTATGAAGAGCCTTGACACGGTAGGAGAAATAGAGGAAGCTCTTAAAGATCTTACTGATTCCTATAAATACCATATTAATAAACTTAAATTATTGATTCAGGTATATTTCTCTGATGAAGTGCAGAGGGATGAGACCCCAATGGGCGCAATGCGGCGCAATCAGATTAGGAAGGAACTGCTGGACTTTGCCGACAAATAGTGTAAATAATAATATTCCAAAAGGCACACGGTTGCCCCAGGAATAACTGATGAATAGAAACCCCATAGAGGATGAACATATAGCCCCTCTAGTAATAATAATAAGTGGATTGTTATTTATGATTGGTATTGGATTATTTTTATAAATCTTGGGAGGGCTCGTGAGAAGCTGGCGATCTGGAAACGGGTCGCCAGTTTTTTTATACGGACATCTATCCGGACATTGTGTCCGAGTTAACGAACGTCACTGAAATAGAAATAGTGACAATAGTTAACTTAAGGATAATAAAATAAAATTATTCCTTAAATAAGAATGGCGGGTAGAGTAGGATTCGAACCCACGGAGCCTTTCAGCCCTCCAGTTTTCAAGACTAGTGCAATAGACCGCTCTGCCATCTACCCGTATTTGTGAACTCCATATTTGTGAAATAGAGCGATGCCAAATATAGAGGTGGAGAGACTCGAACTCCCAACCCTCGCCTTATCAAAGCGATGCTCTAACCAGTTGAGCTACACCTCTGTAATGGCGGAACGGACGGGACTTGAACCCGCAACCTCTGCCGTGACAGGGCAGCGCTCTAACCAATTGAGCTACCATTCCGTAAGCATCGCCACGGAGAATCGAACTCCGATTACTTGGATGAAAACCAAGTGTCCTAACCGTTAGACGATGGCGACTTTCTCCCTATATTATACACCAATATGCCTATAGATCAAGAGAATAGTTAATTTTATGTATGTTGTTGATTATGAATGACTTACGCCGCCGCGCCGGGCGCACTGGCGTAAGTTGTTGATTTTCAACAGGCTACAATTTAATGCAAAAAAATGCGGGGCGCACCACTCGGCACGCCCCGCACCCACCACTACACCACTAACAATTATACTCCTGCGAGCAGATGGTCGCGGGTCTGAATATAATCCAGACAAGCCTCACGATGCTCTTTGTGACCTTCACGATAGGTCTGGAGATTATAGGAGTCAATCGCTTGCAGCAAGCGCATGGAGTGAGCAAGTTTGGTCGCCTTGACTTCCATAGCGTCGAGCTTGGCACTACGTTTGGAACGGACATTCTTTGAAGGAACCCCGATGTTCTGACAGATGCTTTCGATACAAGACTTGATCGTAGCGTCATTCGATTGCGCTTGTAGCGACAAGACTTCTTCCAAGATGCGATGCGTGTTAGGCGCATTGTTTGCATTGACCAGTTTGCGTAGTTCTCCGCGCAAGCATTGGTTAGCAGAAACAAACTTGTTGTGAATCTCGTCAGCATAAAGAACCTCACCGACATTAGCTTGAGCTTCGATCTCCTTCAACGCATTGGTGAAGAAAGTTTTGAAGTCCATGAGTTTGGTTTTCTTGGCTTTGTCGAGCGTCGAACCTTTCTTGATGCCGATGATGTTAGGAGCAACGATCCCCTTGGCCTTGGCAAGTTTGGCGAGCGTTTCCAGTTTGGTTCCGCAGGACATAATTCCCACAGGGCCAATCTCCGATCCGTCGATCATACCAACGAAACGCTCAATCTCAATGTAGCAGTATTTCTTGGGGTCGAGCGCAGACAGGTCAATGTCATCTTCCATCCAGAAGTCGCTTTTGACCTTGTGATAGGACGAAAGACTTTTGGAGGCAGGGTCAAGCGAAAACACTTTGCTGGAGTGTTTAGTGCGATTAACCATGAGGGCATTGTTGTTCGCACGACGAGTTGCGCGAGGTAGTAACACCTTGGGCAAGGTTGCCATGTCAACGATGTCAGAGTCAACAAGACCAAGAGCATCCATCTGCTTCTTACGATCAGCAGCATTAAGCGGCTCAAACACGATCACCTTACCATCATTCTGCAAGTAGGGAAAGATGTGATTGACGATCTGCGTCTTGATCTTCTTCGTATTCTCTACGATGACCATGCCGCTGTCGAGGCTAATCAGATGAGTCATGTCCTCATTCTTACTGCCTTTGACGATGTAAGCACCATTCAGATAACCTTTGCGCGGCGTATAAAGTTTGAAACCACGAGAGTTATTGAAGTTGATGGTATAGTCTTTGACAGCCTTGCCGTTGTAATCGTAACCATTTTTGCCGCGCATAGCGTTGCACACAACGTAGTAGGGACTATTGAAGTTGTGCATTTCACCAAGCATACGCTTGAACGACCACAGGCTTTGTGCGCCCTTGAGTTGCTTGGTAATGTCAGCAACGAGGAAGTCACGAATGACGAGGATGCGCTTTTTGATATTGTCAATGGTGCGATCCGTGTATTGCAAACCTTCACGCGAGGCTGCGATGTCGAGTTCGCCAATCGGAACGTCGAGTTGAATGTCGCAGTTATTGAGCAGACGTTCAATCGTTGCTTCGGCATCATTGTTTTCATCGAGCTTGAGAGCAGACGAGGAAATGGTGTATCCGATATTACCCATGACAGCAACGCAGTTACGACCATAGACGTTACGATCTGCCTTGAAGATGCGCCAATCCGCGCCACTATAAATGGAAGGCTTTTCTTCGTAGGTAAAGTTTGCAGCACCGCGCACGATAGGCTTGACCTTGAAGAAGGTGAACAAGCTACGAGCGGTATTGACGAAATTTTCGCAGTCGGCGGGTTTGACCGGAATCACAATTTCAACACCATTCGCTTCGTTAGTCGAAGCGGATGCGAGTTTAGCGATTTGACCGATCTGCGAGGGATCAATGTAAGCGTTGTAAGTAGTCTTGACGCCGTTGTAGTAGCTATTGATGACAAAGTTGTCACCATAGGCAAAAGCGGACTTACTGCCAAGACCTAACTGCCCGATGAGGGAGTTGCTCTTACGCTTCGTTGATTCACCATAGAAAGCATAAATCTCTTGGATGTCAGTTTCGGAAAGGCCGATGCCGTAGTCACGAATCTTGAGTTCCAGAGACAGACGAGAAGGAAGCGTAACCTCAATCGGACGATTGTGACCAGCTTCGGTGTGAGAGTCAACAGCGTTGCAGGAATACTCGCGCAAGACCGCAAGAATCTTGTCCGAATACAACTGGTTGCGGAGGACGTTGAAGATGTGGGCAAGACCTTCTTGTTTGATGCCGAAAGAAACAGCACCTTGAACACCTTGCGTGACGACATTAGCTTTGGTTTGTGTAACGATCATTGTAGTAGTAGGTTGAGTATTCAGAGTAACAGCATTTGTGTGATATGGCAAGCGATTTTTTGCAAAAAAATTTAACACGTTGAATACCAACGACTTACGCGGCGCGGCGGGGCGCGGCGATGCAAGTAGTTGAATAAGAACAACTTACAACAAACAAGATCAGAACAAAAGTTGGGGGCGAGGCCCACCACAAGCCTCGCCCCCTTTTTGTCGCACCACCGACTACCGCTTCCGCATGAAGCGGCCTTTGCTATCCCTCACATTGTGATAGTTGCAGTCTTTGTTTGTGCAGCAACCATAATCTTCATCTTCGTAGTCCTCGTCATCGTAGTCCTCATCGTAGGAAGTGAACTCCGTGTTGAGAGGTTTCTTATAGACCACATCGAAGTCTTTGACAACCTCGTAGCGAGCAGTCCGCAACTTCTGGCAGTCACAATCTTTCGGAACCGACACAACATCGGAAGGATTGATTTTGACGATCACAAGGCGCGAGTCGCCGCCACCGAAAGTGCTGGCATACTCATGGCTACCAGCATGGAAGCCATAGGAGCAACCCACATCGGCATCATCACAGACAGCGTTGCGAGGCATTTCCAAGACCTCACCAACACCATTGAAGAACTTGCCGCTATGGTGATCCATGTAGTCTTGACGAACACTCTTGTAGGCAAGGAAGTCGCCATCTTGACAGATCGGAAGATGCTTGTGTTCAAGGAACTTATACAATTCCTCAACCGCACGGCGAGAAGGATTCGCCATGAGTTTCTGAAGGAACTTGGCAAGCGGCTCAAACGGCAAGCCCTCATCCATGAAGTCGAAGATACGATCAACGACATAGTTGTGGACAGGTTCGCCTTGGTAGTAGATCACACCATCGGTGATCTCCACACCGCCGACATTATCGGCATTGAACTTGCGTGTGATAGACTCGGAAACATCGAACAAAGTGTCGAGGGTTTCGTAGTCTCCAGTAGCGAGGCAAGTGATCGCCTCGGTGAAAGACGGATGGTTACAACTCATCGTCTTGGGAACTCCATCAAGAACTGCGGTGATGGACTCGTCGGTTTTGATTAGTGCGTTTAGCGTTTTCATCATTTTTGATATTACTTGGTTTTGGTTGGGTTGTCAATAGGTTATCTTGAAAACATTACATTGTCCGTAGGTTTTTTTACCTTGAAAGCTCCAACGCAATGCAGGATGTCATTGTTGACAGCCGTAGTGGTGCGAATAACTTTCATGTATTCGGAAAAAATTTGGCGTTTGGTCATACCAGCGTCAACGAGCATATCCCACAAGCCTCTGTGCATCTGTGTCCCGTAGTGTGCAACGGCAAAGTGCAACTCGTCATAACGAGCGGAGGAGTAGGTGTCTTTGGGCAATTTGTAATCTTGCATACCTAAATACTATGGGGTTTTGCAATCCGTGTCAAGTGTTTTTGTAAGTGCTTGATCGCCAAATAGTTATGGCGCGCGGCGGGGCGCGCATCTATAAGTCATTGATATTCAAATAGATGTGGGGCGGGTCGGATTCGAACCGACAACCAAGCGATTATGAGCCGCACGCTCTAACCATTGAGCTACCACCCCTTAAATAGTTCAATCGCACCATAAATAGCAAACGACCAAACCAAAATAGTGACAGGGAGAGCAATAAATAGGACAATAGGTTTCATAGTTCAAAATATAATTGTTGATGTTCAGTTTGTTCTACATCGTAATCTTCTACCCAAATGTCCTCGCCATCATGGGATCGTGGACTCAATAATAGAGTCGAATGTTCCGTGTAGTTATCGTCAAAGTATGGTTGCTCGGAATCTTCGTAGTCGATTACCTCCCAAGTCTTGCCATCGTATTTTACATAGCTACCGATGACAAGCATTTCGCCATCGTAGTCAGCAGGACAGATGTCTTTGCTCATAGTTTGAATATTGAGTAGGGTTCAGGATAAACTTTTTTGCGTTGAATGTAAAGCCCCCAAAATTTTAGTGCGCGATCTTCGACTTGACAAAAGAGACGGCCATGATCTAATTCCCCTCCGTAGAAATGGCAAACCTCATGGACAACGTAGTAGATGACGAATTTTTCTCCGTGGTCAAACGCCCACTTTGGAATCGAAAACCTCCCCTTCGTGGTGTAGGCGCGGCCACGTTTGTTGGGTGTAATTTCGGCCTTGGGCTTGATTGAGAGTCCGAGGAATTTTGCGGTGAGGTTGGCGATGGCTTGGATTTCATTTAGTGTCATGGTGTAGCCTCACAGTAACTTGTTTTGTGCGCGGCGTCAAGATATTTTTGCATTAAAATGTAAGTCGCTGATAGTCAACGAGTTACGCACAGCGGCGGGGCGCGCCGCCGCAAGTGTTTGATAGTCAACGAGTTATATAAAAAAGAATTTTTACAAAGAAAAAGCTTGACAGGTTGCCCTGTCAAGCCCTTTTGTGCGTCTCAGAATTTAAACCGCGATGGCCTCGGCGTCTTCCGCCCTCGCCAGCGAAACGCCAGCGATAGGGTCGAGAAGTCCGTGGAGCGCGTCACTCCGTTTCGGCAACGCGAGCACGTTTCCGCGCATGACGTTGGTGAAGGAGTTGTGAAGACCCCAGAGGTTCTTCTGCTCCGACCACTCGGCGTGTTCGGGGTTGTGCCACTGGTCGAGAACGTCCGCCAGAGCGGTCTTGCTCACTGCGCCACAGCGGTAAGCCTTGGCGATGAGGTCGTGCGCTTGAACGTCCTTGAGCGCGCAAGACTGGTAAGCCTCGATGCGTTTGGCGTTGTTGCCCCAAGTGTTGAGCAACTTTCCGAACGCGCCCGAAAGGAGCGAAGGAAGGTCACGCATGATGAACTTGGTGTGACGACGAGCGATTTTGATCTCGTTGTGAAACGCGAGGTTATCGCACACGAAAGGCGCGGAACCAGCGTTGATGCCAGCGGGAAACGACTTGTCGTGCGAGTTACGCAAGCCGATCACAGTCCCGATGTTGGACTCCTGTGAGAAGTTGGGGATACCCGCCACTTGGAACAATCCGAAGTAGCGCAGTCCGTTGCGCGCAAGGGCGTGCGCCTCTTGCGTGATGGTCAAGCCAGCACTACCGACGATCTCGCGCAGACGCTCGATGAGCGCGAAGTGCGGGATGGGCATCCACGAATCCGTGGGTGCGGGAGTAGGGGTTTGCTGAACTTGGGTGGATTCCACGGCGTGACCGCCGCAGTGCAGTGTTAGGTTTAGGTTTCTCATACTTCATAAGAATACGTTGTTTTGTATGGGAGAGCAAACCCTTTTTTGCAATTTGATTGAAAATATTTTTCTGAGAGTTGGCACGGTTCTTGAAAGCACGAACGCGCAAGTGGTTGATATTCAACGACTTACGCGGCGCGGCGGGGCGCGCCCTCGTAACCCCATGATTACGAGAGCTTTACGCTTATTTGAGGAACTTGGCGACTTGAGTCTTGTTAGCCTTCTTCAAGAGGTCTGTGCGACCCAAGAAACCAGACTTTTTACGACGCGACAAGAGCGAGACAACTCCGATTTCCTTACGGAACCGAACGGATTCTCCCTTGTAGTTATAGATAGCACCTTCGATTAGTTTCATTATATTTCCCTCCTTTCTATATTAGTCTTCTCCGAACATCTCTTCCCACTCTTGGGGAGTGATGCCAGTTTTGATGAACTCGCGTTCATCAGCGGACAGCATGGGGAACGCATCTTGAATGAGCATCCCAGACTGCCAAAGAATTGCCCTCTTCTCAAACTCCGAATGGGAGAGAGGAATCTCCATCCTGTTAACTTTTTGGGTGAAGGGTGAACGGCGGGTGATGATGGTAGTGGTTTTGTTCATGTTCTTAATGTATTGGATTTTGAGATGGATTGCAAGGATTATTCTTCAAAAACATACGACCAGTAGCGCGAATCCTGTTTGTTCTGGATTGCGTCCCAGTAAAGGCAACGCGCAATGTAGCAGGGAACGTCATACGCACGGCACATGGAAATCCAATGGGCCTCGATGTTATCGTAATGTTTTTCGTCTTTGGTTTGGTCGAGCGAGTAGGCTTGGAACATATGAGTGTCCATGCAGACAACTTCGCACTTGTCTGGATGGATCATCTCCAGAGAGAAAGAGACTTTAGCTTTGCCAAGACCAAGAACGTCCTTGACCAACTCGTTACGATGATTGCGCCAATCGGCGGGTTCATGCGAATACTTGGAAATGTCTTTCCAGAACTTTTGCTGGAACTCCCATACAAACTTTGTGCGGTTATTGTGCAAGCCAACGCCGCTATGCTTGAGCTTGTTTAACAAGACCATCTGGTCTTGTAACCAATCCATCGTCTTGATAGCGTTGTAGCCATTGACGTTGGACTTCCAACTCGTATGGACTGACATAAAAGCAAAGAGCCAGCGCAACATTGCATCTTGCGTTCCCTTGGGCGCAACGGAATTCCAGTAGTCGGTGTATGACACAACACGCGAACGATCCAAAGAATCAAAGAAGCGTTCGACGCGAGAGTAGGAAGGATTGCGCGTAGGCTTGAGTTCAAGCTCTGGCTGAACGAGAGCATCAGAGGAGCAACGCATGGGTAGTGGTAGTTGTGTGGTGATCATGTTGTAAGAATAACCCTATTTGATTTTATTGTCAACTGGATATTTATAATTTATAAGTTGTTTGTATTCAACGACTTATGGCCGCGCGCCCGGCTCGGCGGTGTAAGTGCTTGATAATCAGCACCTTGTTGGATTCGAACCAACGTATAAGGGTTTTGCAGACCCTGGCCTTACCACTTGGCGAAAGGTGCGAAATGTTCGGCTACCTCCTCTTGCCTTCATCTCCTTTCGGATCGGGCAGATTCAGCTACGCACACCGTATGCGAGTCATGGTAACTATCCCCCTTATTACAGTTGGCTATCTGCTTCTCATCATCAGTGGGTTCTGACTATCTTGGTAGCGAACCAAGAACGTTCCGTTTCTTTATAGAAAGTGGTGACAGGGAGGCCAGAACTCCCTGCCTATGACTCCGTGCCTTCTGGCGGCACCGACATCGAATTACCTTGCGGTAATTAGCTCACAAGTTGAACGGAGATGTATCCGCCAGAGCTTGGGAGAGTGGTTGCGGGTTGGAGGTTAATTCCTCTATTTTTAAGCTGCGCGCTCTCCCCCTTTTGGGAGGAGTCAACCCTCAAGATTTGTGCGCCTTATTCTCCAAGCAGCATCCGAGCGCACATCGGTTCTATAGAAGCTATGGATATTCTTCCCTTTCGGGCAAAATGTAAAAGAACTAAAATTGTGGGAGTTTATTCTCTACGCGTGGGCGCCAGTTCCCTCTGGCATTTACCTCGTAGATATTTAAAGTCAAGCCTCGGTGCGTTTTGTATATGATGACAGACGCTATTCTGTCCTGCTTTTGTTTCCGATATTTTTTCGGGCTACTTGTAAATGTTTATCTGCCTCGGCGGATATTTTGTTTTCGCTTACGCGACCACCGCAAAGATCCGGTTAACTTTGCATCTTTTATTTCCGATATTGATTGTCGGGCAGATTAGTGTGGCTTTACGCCACAGATTTTCCAAAGAGCGATACAACTTCCCGCTCAACGATTTCATCGAAGCGGAACCTGCGAACACCTTTGCCGAAGCAGTAGGCGGTGATACCATTCTTGAACCCATCGAAGGGACGAGAGACGTAGTAGGTTTCAACGTCTTTGTTTCCTTGATCGGTGTAAGGCCGATACTTCAAGCGATACACAGGGTTGGTGATGACGCCGAGTTTAGAGTCAGCGATTGCGAGTTTGATTTTGTTTAGTAGTGCTTTCATGGTTCTAAGAATAAATCTTTTTGAGGGTTTTGTCAACGGGTTTTTTGAAATTTTTTTCGTGGGAAGACTGGGGATCGAACCCAGAACCAACGCCTTAAAAGGGCGCTGCTCTACCTTTGAGCTACCTTCCCGTTAACCAAGAATATCACAATTTACACAAATAGCAATAAATATCTTTACAAATAGTATTGACAAAATAGCTAAATAGTGATAGGGTAAATAGATGGACAGAAATAGCTTAGAACTAATAATTAATAATGATAAAGCAATTAAAGATCTAGATAGATACTTTAAAGATAGTGGAAAATTGCATCTCATATGTGATAAAATAGGTAGGGCAAGGGATACTGAAACCCGAGAACAATTTATTAAAAAGATGAAAGAACAGAATAAGCAATTTGCAGAATCAATTGTCAAACTGGCTTCGATGATGACCACGCTCAAGTATAATCCACAAAGTCCTCTGCTTCAATGACTTACGCATGGGCGCCGGGCGCGCCGCCGTAACTCGTTGATTATCAAGCTTTTATGTGGTCACATTCTCTTTGGCATACTATAAAGGTTTTTCTATTTTTGGGCAATTTTTTCCATTTATAGTGCGAATTATATTCTTTCTTGTCTGGCCTGTTATATTGCCAACTAATGCCAGTTTCGGGACATATAAATGGAATGTCATAAAACTTTATAGATTCAATCTTGAATTGGAAAGGTAAGCAGACATCAACTATGTCACGCATTAATTTTTCCTCATCAATGCTGTCATAGAATCCATGATGTTCTCTCCCTTTCAGATATGTTTTTGGACATGACATTCTAAAAGAGGGGTAAAGTCCCCAGTATCCGTCACAGCATTTTGATCTTGATTCATATTGCCTTCCATCTTCACAGATTATGACACGATCATAATGAATATGCGAGCGTTCTAATCGCCCATAAATTTTAAGTTGGGCTGTCTTGATTGGCCGTTCATCCATAGATCAATCCTCCGTTTCACTCGTCCAAGATGGCGCACCGCCATCGAGTTGCTGATAGATGTGTGAGGGAGATTTCATCTGGAGCATGAAGCTCTCGCGTGAGAAAGATTCGTATTCGTCACGCGCAGCTTGCGCGGCATCAGCGCGAAACTTTTCGCCATTCGGTTTCTTGTGGAAGCGCGGACGCGCTTTGTATTGATCGCTTACAGGAGAGTCTTGCCACTTTGTCATAGTCTCGTATGTCATAGCGCGAAGCATATCAGCTTCCGTGGAGAGGAAGTAGGAGAAGTTGTCAGAGAGTTCGTGCAAGTAGCTACCGAGTTCTCCTTGACCAGTTGCACCCCAGTTGAAGAAGCGGTTGAACGTGTGTTCAACTTGTTCTTTGGTTCCGTTGAGGCCAACAGCGATGCCGTTGCCGTATGCACTAATGATGATGTTTGCTTGTGTCATAGATTGATGATGTTAGGTGTTAGGGTTGAGAGTGTCAACGGATTAATTTCCGCGAGCGTCGATTTGACGCCAATAATTTTTTTCCTGCTCGTCGATGTAAGCCTCGTATTCCGAGGCAAACTCGTCGCTTTGGATTTGCGTGTTGAAGTCGTCGGTGATGGTGTTCGCTTGCATGGGTAAAGAATAGCACAGGGCGCGCATGATGCACGATTTTTTTTGCATTTTTAAAAAGTATTTTTGTTGACGAAAAAAAGTTTTCGGAGTTGGCACGCTTCCTGAATGTGGTTCTGCGTAAGCCGTTGATTTTCAAGCACTTACGCCGCGCGGCGGGGCGCGCCGCCGTAAGTCGTTGATTTATAGCGCTTTACGTCATCGCAGTTTGTCGCGTATGTCAAGCATTTTTTCCCATGCAGTCAGAAGAATTTTTGCGCGCTCATCGCGGCCACGGCGTGATGCAGCATCAGCGCGGCGTTTGAAAAATTGCGATAAGCGGAACAGATTTTTTCGTATGATTAGGTTTGTCATAGTTTTTGATTTTGATGAATTGCACAAGCGCAAGCCGCTACTACTACAAGCAAGCAAATGATTTCCATAGGTGTTCATTATACGCCAACTTGCACCACGAATCCAGATTGATCTTTGAGAGCTTTGCCCTTTGCTTTCAATCCGACGATCACGCCTTGCGCGTCGAGAAAACGCAAATCGCTTTCGTCGCCGTTTATGACAGGCTTGCCGAGATAGGTTTCGGGCAACTCACTAAAGACAGCGGCCACGTTACCGCCAGCAGCAACAACAGCGTGGACACGGTGTTGATTGTCCTCTTTGCGCGAGAAGGTCAGATGATAATTTTTAGGCAACTCGCCGTTTAGAAACTGCATCATGCGTTGAAGGTTCGGCGTGTAATCGTAAAACTGAATTGACGGAAAGCGCGCCATGTCGATCAGCTTATGGAAAGGCAGATCAGAAAGCACGTTCGGACGAACAGCAACGGGCGTATTATTTTTTGCACTCCACTTTTCTGCATTGTGCAATTCTTTATGCAACTGAGCGAGAAACTCGTTGCGGTTGTCGATGAAGAAACGCGACTTTGCAAGGCGTGCGTCTTGCACGTTTGAGAAGATGCCCATGCCCGAAGTGTCGAGACAAGCAAACTCACAGCCAGCCGAGCGGTGCGGACAGAATTGCTTGCCACTTTTGCCAGCGGGTGAAAGTGAAAGGCCGTAAGTGCGCCAGCCGAGCTTTTCGCCTTTTTTGATTTTGGTATTGTTGGTGCTTAGTAGTTTCATGGTGGTGATTTTGTCAGAGATTGCGTTACTTGGCAAGAGCTTTTTTTACGCGAGCGAGGTCACGCTTGCTGTGCGTGTAGGTTTCCGCGTTGATTTCCGAGAGGTTAGAGAGCAACCGATAGGCCGCGATTTTTTCGCGGACAGATTCCCGCAAGAGGTTCGGGGCGAAAGAGTGACGGCGACCGCGCAAGGTTTCGCGGATGTCTTTTGACAAGGCAACGCGAGCTTGGATGAGGGTGTCGTAGAGGTCGGACTTGGTGATTTTCATATTTTTATTTTCTTTGATTTTGGGTTCGGTTGCAAGGATTATTCTGCGACGAGAGCGTTTATTTTTTCGCGCACCTTTCTCATTGCGCGAAGTAAAACAGTCGTTTGATCGTCCAGCATGGGATCAATCAAGTCGTTTGCGATTTGTTCGAGTTTTTCCTCGAGGGCTTGGATTTCTTTTTCTTTCTCTGTCATGCTTAAAGAATAGCACCGCCGCGCAAAAATGCAATGATTTTTTTGCGATTAAAAAAATATTTTTTTTGTGCTTGACAAGACACTTGGCACGGCATCTGAACAGTATATTCTGTAAGTGCTTGATTTGCAATGAGTTACGCTGCGCGGCGGGGCGCGCCGCCGTAAGTCGTTGATATTCAACGCTTTACTAGTCAGACCAACCGCGAAAAAACTTTGCCTTGCGCGCGAATTTTTTCTTGACACGCATAGCGAACGAAGGCTTGCAAGTTGTCTTGCGAACGCTTCGCTCAATCGCGCGCGCGAGTGGGCGCGTGTCGATTGTCATAATGATTCTGCTCATGTTAGTTGACTCCTTGTGAGAATTGCTGATTTTTCACTGCGCCCAATTCTACCGCAAGCGTAGTCGAAACGCCACACAAGAAGTTAAGTTTTTGCTCGTGTGCGGTGATGGTGTGCAAGGCTTGCGCTAAAAGGTTTTTGAGTTGGATGATGTCGCACTCTTGCGCTTGGATAACTTTCTCATGCTTGATGAGCGTTTCGAGTGACTTGATGATGCCGTCTGTGTTTGTCATAATTTTAATTGTCCCAACCTTCCTGTTCGCCCAAGTCCGCGAGGTCGTCGAAGCCAGACCCATCCCCAGGCCATTGACCTTCACACCCATCGTAGGGTTGTGGCTCTGGCGTAGGTTCTTCTGCCCATTCAGAGGCAAAGGTGCCGCGCACTTCCTCGTGCTCGGTCGCGTATTCGTCGGATTGCGGTTGCGTGTTGAAGTGGTCGTTGGTGTTATTCATATTGTTAGGATATGGGATGTTGAGGTTAATGGCAAGAGATTTTTTATGCGGCCATGGCGGAACGCTTGCGGAAGGTCAATTCCATTTTTCCACCATTGACACCTTCGTAGCCAGCGAGGTATTTCGCCAGCGTTTCGCTGTCGAAGTTGAAACCAGAGTAGGGATCGAAGTTAGCCCAGCGCAAACCATCGGGCAAACCGAGGTCGATGATCTGTTGCACTTCTTCATTAGAAGGGCAAGAGTAAGGCGACCAGCCGAGAGTGTGGATGGTCTTGCCAGTCTCGACGCTGACGAGTTCGTGCCAGAGTTTAGTGCAATCTCCATCGAAGTCTTCCGAGACGACGAGCGTGCAGAGGGTTCCGTTGACGTTGAACGTGGTGTTTTCTTTATCTTTCATACATACAAGATAGCACAGATCACCCAAAACGCAAGGGATTTTTTTACGATTATGTGAATTATTTTTGTTGATGTTTTTTCAAACGAGCGTTTTATTCTGCAAGTTGGCACGCTTCATGAATGTCATAATGCGTAAGTGCCTCATTTTCAACGACTTACGCTGCGCGGCGGGGCGCGCCGCTGTAAGTGCCTGATTATCAGCGCCTTACGTTATCGCGGCTTGTAGTCCATGATTGTGCCGTTGCAGACCGCGCGCTCAAGCCATGTCGCGGTGTTGAGGTGCGCGAGACTATGACAAAGAAGTGATGGCACTTTTTTCTTTATGCCAAACATTGCTCTGACTTTTTTTATGACATCATGCGAGTAATCGCATACGGCTTTGACTTGGTCTTTACTCATTTGTTTCTGTTTCTGGATAAGTTGGAGTGAGTGAGAGAATGACTTCCATGCGTTCGCGCAGTAAGTCATAAACGAGCTTTGCATCATGCACGGCGTCAACGCAATCTTTCCGCATACCTTCCATGAGAAAGTCTTTTGCAAAGAAACGAACTCCGTTTGACTCAAGAGCTTTTTGAATGTTGGGTGTGATCATAGAGGTTTCTCGATGTTGGCGAGCATTGCGCGGACTTCTTCCTGCATTTGTTTTTGATTCTTGCTGGTTCTGTTTTGCAAGTCAACACAAGCAGCGCAAAGCGTTACCGCGATGAAGATGAAGGTGGAGAGGGACATTGCGTAGGCAATCTTGTCGAATGTGATGTATTTTTTCATGTGATTATTTTTGTCTGGAATCAGCCCAGAGGATGAGGATCGCACAAGCAGAAGGAAAGATGCACAGGTAAAAGAGTGGAACCCAGATTGACATAGTTTTATTTTCTGGTATAGAAGGCTTCCAAAAAGAGTTCTTCCTTAAACAAAGGATTTTGAGTTTTGAAGTATTCGACAAAGTCAGACGCGATAGCTTCGATGACTTCGTATTCTGCGATGGGTGCTTCGACTTTTTCGGCCAAGCGTTTTCCCAAGATGTGAGCGATGGCGGTGAATTGTTTTTTTGTCATGTTGTTATTCTGTTAGGTTTTGTGGTGATTGTCAAACTATTTTCCCAAGTATTCTGCGACTTGGGAAGGGGTCGCAATCTTCAGATTGCGTGTGTAGAACAGGCCCATCTTACCATGATTATGAGCGTGAGTCTTGTCGCCCTCGTTACGAATGACGCGGTAGACTGTGTTGCCGCTCACCCAGAGCTGGCCTTTTTGTGGTGTTTTTTCTTTCATGCTTTTAGAGTATCAGAGATGCGGTGAGAGTCAAGGGATTTTTTTATTTTCTTACGATTTTTTTCATCCACACGCAAGGCTCAACGCGATGGAACTTGACCTCGTAAGAGCCTTTCGCTGTCCATCCTTTGAACACTCGTAGACCGAGCGAGGCGAAGGTGCAGACCGCGCCGACCTGTTCGGCGTATTCGATGATCTCTGTGCTGGTGTAGTATTTCTTCTTCATGGTTAAAGAATAGCACGGGACGGCAGAAAAGCAAGCGATTTTTTGCATTTTTTTAAATTTTTTTTGAGGTGATAACCCCCTCCCATTTTTGAAAAAATTCGAACAGGCGTTTGAATTTTATAGGGCGGGGGGGTGAAATTTCAATCTCCTGGACTTTTATTTTAATTAATTTAATTTAACCCATTACTCTTATTCTTATATATAGTTTCTATACATATTCCTATAGTAATGTATAGGTTTCTCTGTATTTCTATATGTACGCCACCCCCTACCCTTTTCTAAAACTTTAAGAGTAAAAGATAATAAATAATAATAATCAAATCTAAAAAATTCGGGGGCCTTATTTTTTACTATATTTTAATTTAACCTTTAATGGTGACAGGATTGTAACTTGACTAAATCTCTATATTATTGTAATATGTAATAGGAAAGGAGGTAATTATATGAAAAATTTATTATCTAGTAAAATTGAAATGATTGGTTTAGCCGTTGTGCTATTTAGTCAAGCCGTCATTGTTATGGCTCATTATGAGAAAATAGATAAATTTATTAATAAATTTATACAGTAGACTAACTCAAAATGTGTGTTAACACGTTTGGAATTAATCCATTGGTTATAAAACCCCTTCTTTATGAGGGGGTTTTTTCTTAATTTTAATTTAATCTTCTTGTTTATTACGGATATTAAAAGACTTGTAGTGTTCTTTACAAAGGAACATGTCTGTATGATTGCCTAATGTTAGTATTTCGGTAGCTTCTTCTGGGCATGGAACAAGACATTCGGGCGCTGGAGATATGTGCATTTGACACTGTTTCATATTTAATTATATAAGTAAATAATAATCAAATCAAAAAATCTGTGGGGATTTTATTTTATTAACTTTTTAATTTAATTGATAATATAATAACTCAACATGAAGATTGTTTATAGCCATTGGAGTAATGCGGATATATTGCATCAAAAGTTATTTCCCGAAATGGCTGCAGCGTCTAATTATTTAGCGCAGAAGCAAGGCTTTAAAACTGTACTCTATACAGATAGTAAAGGATATGAATTATTACATAAAATTAATTTTAATGAATTTAAACAATTAGATGAAAAAAAATTAAACCAATTTCCCAAAACGGGTTGGAGTTTAGGTAAATTATTAACTATCTCAGATATTGATTATCCATTTTTACATATAGACTTTGATCTTTTTTTATTAAAGCCATTAGATTCAAAAATATTGTCTCAAGATAATTTATTTCTGCACCGCGAAATTTGGATGGATAACGTTTTAAAAACTTCATGTAAAATAATTGGAAAACGCCCATCTTTAGTTCCAGAATCTAATAGTTATATATCTTATAATTGTGCTATATTTGGTGGGCAAAATTATAAAACATTTAATAAAGCAGCGCAAAATATATGTAATTTCGCAATTGAAAACTCGGAATTTTTAGAATCAATAGCTCAACAGCAAAGAGCTTTAAAAAAAGAAAATAAAGTTAAACATCATTTATATTTAGCAATGATGTTAGAACAATTATGGCTACCACAAATAACTGAGCAGGACTCTAAAATAAATACTATACTAACAAATGATAAAATCAAAAATTTAAATGAGAAACAATATTATTCAAATAATAAATTTTATGAAAAAGATGATAACATTTTTGAAATAGAATTTAAAACTTATTTAAAAGAGTTAAATATACTGGCAAATGAATTAGGTATAATTCATTTTTACGCATCTACTAAAAAGAATTATAAAAAGAAAATAATAAAATTTGCAAATAGTAAAAATTTAACTTTTTGATAATCTAATTAATGCTTCTTTACTTCTCATTGCATGAACAATTGCAGGATTTACTAAAATTTTTTCGTAGGTCATATAAGATGTATATTCCCATGATTTGTCTACAGGTATTTGATCTTTAAAAATTTCTGTCCAATCACTTGCCCAATAATTCGTATAATTTTCTATGAATCGGTCTTTTAATTTGGGGGACATTAAATGTGAAATATAAGCAATAGAAACTTCTTCTGGAACAATTATATTATATTTTTTTAAAAAATTATGAAATTCATAAGCTAAAAAACAAGCTTGATTTATAAAATTTTTTTCACATATCCAAAATCCACCGTTAGTATTTCTAATTTCTTGAGATTTAACGCCAGCATTTCTCATAAAAGAAATAAATAACTGGTTTGGTATTTGCCACCAATCAGTACGTTGTGTTTTATTTGTGTTAATAGGGCTTTCTAAAAATGAATGCCAAGGCGAATCTTTTACTATATCTATTGGCGTTATCTCTGGTTTACGAACAAAATAATGATCTGAATCAATAAATACAAAATAATCATAATTTAATTTAGACATTTCATGTTTTAAATATTCAAATTTAAAAAATTGCAATTTATCTAACTCAATATCTTTATTTAATCTTCTATTAAAACAATTTTTAATTGGTTTCTCGGTGAACGCATAAAAATCTTCATTAATTCCAACAGACCTTGCGGAATTAATCATTGATTGTGCGATATAATCGTAATCTCCCCAGCTTACAGTCCAGTAACAAAATGTTTTTCTCATATAGATTTAAAAAGTTCTTCCCAATAATTTAATTGTTGTTCTGTATCACACCAAATTGATTTACTAAATATTTTAGCATTTTCTGACATCAAATTATATAAATTTTTATTTTTATAAATCTCATTTATATATTTATAACAATCTTCTATAGTTTCAAATGTAAAGCCTGTTCTTTCATGCCAAACCATATTGGGAAAATTCCATTCTTTAGGAACAATACATGGAATGCCTAATAGCTGAGCTTCAATAATTGCGCGCGACTGGTTTTCGATAAATCTGTGGTTACAATTGTAAACATATAAATCTAATTGAGATAAAAATTCAATTATACCTTCTTTATTTGCGGGTAATAATTCAAACTTTTCATCAAATTCAAACCAAGAGTATTTTTTACTTAATTCATGGTTCCACCCCATAAATCTAAAATGCTTATTTGGTATTTCAATTTTATTATAAAAAATTGGAAAATGTTCGCTATACTTTAACCAGTCCGCTCTTGATATTTTTCCAATAACAAATTTATTTTTCAAATATTCTTTTTTGGGAATTTTTTTATCTTTATAATTTTCATAATGAAAATAATTTGGTAAAATATAATTAAATGTATTTTGAAACGCTGGATTTTGTCTTATTAAACGATCTTGATGAAAACTGCTTGTAAAAATTACAGCATCAACTAAAAATTTATTAATAGCATTTGTTTCTTCATTTTTTGTCCACATCATATCATTGGACCAAATAAATTTTAACCCTATTTGCTTAATTTTCTCTAAACGCCAAGGTTCCTCAAAAAGCCTGAAATTACAAAATGCAATACCATAACCTTCCGCTTTTTCTGGTAATGTATTCCAAGTTAAAATTTTAACACTATTTTTATCTAAAAAATCGGTATTAAGCTTTTCCTGTAAACGAAAATCGTCATTAGGAATAATAAAAAGATTATATTCTTTTGAACTGGCAAAACATTGAATTACTTCTTTTAATCTAGTGTCGGCACCGCCAAGATCAGATATCCATTGAAAAAAGAAAATATTTTTCATTAATATTCCATATTAAGATAATTTTAATTAAATGTAAATTATTATTTTAAACTTGTGTAATTAATATAATATATGATAAAAATTATCCAAAAGGCCGAGCAGGAAGGTCAAAATACGCCTGTGCAAGTTTCTGTAGTGGATGGAACTTTAGTAAACAATTTCCCAGCGGTTCAAAACGTAACGGGTAGCGTATCTGTAACCAATCCGGTCGATGTTAATGTAACTAATTTTTCAAGTCAATCAGCACAGATAGATGCATTTGGTCGTCAAAGAATATCTAATCCATTTACCCTCGCTGACTATTCCCATGTTTATGGAGAAGAAACAGAACTATTAACTAAAACTAGCGGGGCGAATGCTTCTATATCATTCAATGCTAATCAAGCAAAAGCAGTATTGCAAGTTGGGACTGGCGCAAATGATTTTACCATCCACCAAAGCCGCATGTATCATCACTACATGCCAGGTAAAAGTGAACTAACTTTCCAAAGTTTTAATTTTACAGGATACAGAAACGGAACAAATAAAAGAATTGGTCTTTTTGATGACCGTAATGGAATCTTTTTTGAACAAAGCGGCGATGGGGCTTTATCACTTGTTTTAAGGAGTGACGTTTCGGGATTTGTATCAGAAGAAAGAATAACACAAAATAATTGGAACATTGATAAATGCAATGGAAGTGGTGCGTCGAGTTTTAATTTAGACCCTACTAAAACTCAATTATTTACAGCAGATTTTCAATGGCTTGGGGTTGGAAGAGTACGCGCTGGGTTCGTTCATGATGGCAGAGCTGTTATTGCTCATGAATTTTATAATAGTAATAATAAACCCGCCGTTTATTGGAGTAATCCAAATCTTCCAGTCAGATGTGAAATTAGAAATTATAGCAGCGCAGTTGGTACAGATACTATGGATCAAATTTGTGCAACGGTTATTAGTGAGGGTGGCTACAATGAAGCAGGTGTAGATTTTTCAGCAAGAAATACAGTGGCAAGATCTGTAACTACAACCAGTCAACTTCCTTTAGTTGCGATAGCATTAAAAACTGGATATTACGGAAAACCAAACCGTAGTGTTGTCAGAGCAAACATGGCCAATATTTTTACTGTAACAGATGCAATTACTTATGAGGTTTGGAGACTTCCAAGCACAGGGCAAATAGTTGGTGGCTCCTGGGTTAGCGCAAATGATGAAAGTGTTGTTCAATATAATATTAGTGCAACAAGCGTTAATTTTACAAGTGGAATGCTAGTAGACGCAGGATATTGCATTGCTGGCGGTCAGGGTGCTGGAAAATTTAGCGCACAATCTCAAATAGCAGCTTTATCAAGCGCAAAAAGAGGATATATTAGTCAAAATATCGATAGTACGAATAGTAATGTTTTTGTTATAATTGGATCTGGAATTGGCACTAATGCAAGTGATACTTTTGCTAGTTTACAGTGGCGCGAAACTAGGTAAAGTGTAATTAAATTTTAATGGATAATTTTTTTTTACCAAGAGAGGTCGGTAGTATTGAGACTGGGCCTCAACGTTTTGTTAAAACAGAAGTTGCGAATACTACATTTTATTTTAACCCAAATCCAGAAAGCCCAGAAAGCCCAGAAGGCCCAGAAGGCCCAGGATTATTAAATAATGTATTAGTTCAAAATGGTGTATTGGGAGATTTAAATGGAATTTTTAATTATACAACAGAATTTGGAGGTAAACCTTATTATAATAAAGATGGTAATGGAAATTGGTTCATAGTATGGTTTGAAAATGAATGGGGTATTTATGATTTTAATTTAGCATTTGACCCAATTTATTTTAGTTCCGAAGATGTTCTATATCCTTGGAATGTACAAAATTGGTCTGTATTAAATCCTATTTATAATCCAGTTCCGACAGTAACAAAAGTTTTATAACAATATTGTAACTTGATTGGCACCGTTTTTGCTGTAATATATAGTAGAAAGGAGGTGCAAATGAATAAATTTAAAACTGAACAATATTTAGCTAACAGTGGTATAGTTTATGGTATGTATGGTGGTATTGGTTATGTTGGTCCCAGTTTAGAATTCAGAAAATCCTTAAAACGTGGTTGCCGTTTAATGAAGCTATGCTTTAAGAATGTTTTGAGTATTCTATTCTAAGGATTATATAATAATACATTTTCAGCATATTCTGCCCAAGCAATTTTGCTCATCGGATGCATAAGACTTACTATTTTATAAGGGTTGTATACTGGAAATTCTGTTAATTGATAACTAGCAAAAGCTGGGTCGTATACGTATGTTTTATTTTTATAAACATAAAGGGTAACAGCGTGCCCAGATTTCGCACCTTTCAATCTATATAAAAGTATTTTAGCCCAAACATTGGATTCATTTAATATATTCTTAGCTTCTATTGCGTACTGGTATTGAATGGCATAAATCAAACAACCGTTATTAAGAATAATGTCTTCTTGTGGTGGCTTAGTCGAATAATTCGGCAAAAGTCCCAAAAGTATTACTAAAGATAAACATAAATAAAATATTTTCGCCACTCATATCTTTACACTATTTAATAGTAATAGTTTTTGTTTTAGCTTGTTCGGCTTTTTGGGCGGAGATCTTGAGTACACCATGGTCAAGTTCGGCTTCAATTGTGTTTGTATCTAAAGTTGGCGGAACGCTTACGGAATGGTAGAATTTAAGATTATCTTGTTCGGCACTAATATGTAAAATATTATTTTCCGCTGAGATTTTGATATTTTCTTTACGAAAACGTGGAAGTTCAATTTCTAAATTATAAGAATCTTTATTTTGTTCTTTGAATCCAACCATATTTGAGAAACTATATGACGGACTTGTAACAACATCAAACATAGTTGCCCATTTAGGCCAATTTTGATCGATTAGATCAACAATTTCCCATGTGTTGTAACCACTATAAGATTTAGGTACGAGACTTGCATTAATATTCATAGTTCTTAATTAGACTCATGGTTTTTATATTCGTTCAAAAAAATTTAAGAAAAATGAAATAAAAAGTGTCCCAATTATATAACGTGTAAATAATAGTGTTCTTTCATGAAGTCAAAAAAAGAAAAACCTCGTGACGTTTCTCCATATACGGAGAAGAAAAAAACTAAATCAAACATTGAACTCAATATAAGAGAATTACCATGGACTGATAAACAAAAAGAGTTTATTAAACTTGCGAGTGATAAAAATACGAAAGTAATTATCACTCGAGGTGTTGCTGGCACTAGCAAAACTCTTCTTGCTGTATATTGCTCACTACAAAAAATAAAAGATAAAAAAATTAGTGAAATATATTATAGCCGCGTTCCAGTAGAAGCTTCGATTCACGGTATTGGGTATATTAAAGGAACATCTGAAGAAAAAATGTCTCCTTATACTCAACCTATGGTGGACAAATTAAATGAATTATTAACAGAGCCCCATGTAAAAGCACTTTTAGCTGACGAAAGAATTGTCGGCGTTCCACTTGGATTTTTGCGTGGGTTAAATATTTCTAATGCCTCGTTTATTATGGACGAAGCTCAAAACTGCCGTGTCGAAGATTTTTTATTGGTAATGACAAGAATGGCAAAATTCTCAACGCTTTTTATTTGCGGTGATGCTCAACAATCAGATATTAAACAAAGCGGCTTTAATAAAGTATTTGAAATGTTTAATACAGAAGAAGCCGAAAAACATGGTATTTATACTTTTGAGTTTGGAAAAGAAGATATTGTGCGATCTGAAATTCTCTCTTATATCATAGAACAATTTGAAAAATCTAAAAAATAAATTTTAATTATTATTATTAAGTGTAATTAAGGAATATGCTTCCAGCAATTTATAATTTACCCACTGGATATCGTGGTGACTCCTATGGGCCATTAACTTTTTATTTTTGGGATACTGGTAACCAACCAATACAGGTTGGTGGGGTTAACGCTTATTTGAAAGTAAAAAACCCCTTAAATGGATGTTTATCTCTTTTATGGTCTACAGAAAATAATTCTATTACCACTTCCGGAAATAGGCTCGTTGCCTCTGCAGTTTTAGCAGATCACACCCGTCATTTAACAGAAGGAAATTATGAATATGATTTAGAATTAAATTCTGGAGACGCAACCGTAACTTATCTAAAAGGAATTTTACCGATCCTAGATGACGTATAATAAGTGTATAAATATATATGGCTGATATTAATATAATTTTAGACGCGGCACCTGTTCAGACCGTTAATGGCAAAATTGGTTTTGTTACTCTTTCACCACAAGATATTGGAATTACGGGACTCGCAACTTCTGGGGATTTGTCTGTATTACAAAATCAAATCGACAACTTAGACCTTAACTATGCGAGCGATTTGCAGTTATCGCAAACTGGAGCGGCTATTTCATCGAATCTTACGGCAACAGGTCAAAACCTGCAAAACCAAATCAATAACCTAGACCTTAACTATGCGAGCGATTTGCAGTTATCGCAAACTGGACAAAACCTACAATCACAAATTAACAGCTTAGGAAATACTTATGTAACAAGAACTAGTGGACAATTCACTAATCGTCCTTTTGTTAACGGGACCGGAGTCTTATTAAGCGGTGAAGCTGCCAGATTACCAGATACGATTGTTTATACTACGGGAAGTCAAATTATCAGCGGTAGTAAAACTTTTTATGCCGACAATTATATATTTTCGGGAGCAAATGTTATTTTTGTACAAAATACTGGTATTGTAAGTGGGGCTTGGCGTTTCTTAAATAGGCCAACAGTTAATAATACTGGAGTTTTATTGCAGGGAGAGCTTGATTTGTCTGTTTATGCGACTATAACAAATCTTGCGACGACAGGTTCGAACCTACAATCTCAAATTACAGGTAAAGCAAATTTGGTACACACTCACGTAGTCGCAAATATTTCGGGTCTAGGGACGGCCGCCACTCGTAATGTCGGAACGGCTAGTAATGAAGTCAGCGCAGGAAATCATACTCATGTAGCATCAGATATTACAAATTCAACTAGTGCTGGTCGGACCCTGTTAACTAGTAGTTTATCTAGTCAGCGATCCCATCTTGATTTTTTTCCAATTCTTCCGAGCCTGTCTTCTTTTCCAATTACTGGAGACGTTAATCGTGTTTATACGGCACTGGATACCTCAAAAATTTACGCTTGGATATCTTTATTAAATAATTATGTAGAAATTTCTCCAACCCAAACTGGTGAATTAGACACCCGTTACGCACTCATTACAAATCTTGCAAATACGGGCTCTACTCTATCCGCAAATATTAACACAACAGGAAATACCTTATCCAATAAAATTGATACCCTAAGTGGAAACTCGGTTTTAACAAATGGAGAACAAACCATATTCGGAACAAAATATTTCAGTAACGCTGTATATATTAGTGATCTTTATGTGACTGGAACAGAATTTATTGCGAACGTAGAAAATAAATTTATAGAAAGCCCCTATATTCTTTTGAATTTAACTGGCGGCGCGGTAGATGGTGGTTTATTTTTTATTACCGGAAGTGGGTTAACAGGGGTAAACGATTATGGCCCAATTATTGGTTTTGATCATTCAAACAAATTTAAATTTGGGATCGCCCGAAGAAGCGACGATCTATCAATTTTAAATGATATTGCGTCTGTTCAAGAATTGAATCTATTAAGCGGAAATCTTAATACGCTAACGACAAACCTTGCGACGACAGGTTCGACGTTAAATACGAAAGTCGATAATTTAAGCGGTTATATTAATTCTACAGCTAGTAATATTGTTTTTACTACTGGCAATCAAATTAAAAGTGGCCGTTTAATAATTGGAAATGATGCAAATAGTATCGTAGATCCAAATTCTCAATATACATTAAGTCTTCAAACAAATAGTCCCGCCACATGGCTAGAAATTTTAAATAATAGCGGGGGTAATCAAGGGGTATTTTTTGGAATACAAGATAATGATTTTGAACAATATAATTGGCAAGGTGGAGATATAAGATTTTTTACTTCTGAAAATCCTGGTAATGGAACTGAGAGGTTAATAATTAAAAACGATGGCAAAATTGGAATTGATACGCATTCTCCATCTGAAAAATTAGAAGTCGCTGGGAATATAAAAGTTACTAACAGCGGATTCTTTGCTAGCGGAATTAAAGTTGGGAATAGTTCTATAATTATAACAGAAAATAAGATTGATGGGGGATACGCCCAATCAAATGGTCTTTTAACAGATGGGTTACTAGGAATTCAATATAGTGGTTATTTTTCTGGCGACTCAGAGTGGTTTAAAACAGCCACGTTAAAACCAATAATAAATGAATTAGTATTAACTGGAGTGTCATCCTCTGGAACTTATACAAGAGTTTCTAGCGCGCTTAATCAGGGGACAAATTATTTTCAAGGTCCAAATGGATGGAGAATTGATTACTATAGTCAATTTCCAGCAGAAGAATCTTATTGGTATTTGCATCCAGGAAATTATGTTCAACACTACACATCATCTGATTTAGAAACGTGGAGTTTAGCAACAGGCATACAGGCTTGGGATAGCGGAGCTACCTATAATATTAATGATATTGTAAGTAACGGAGGATCTAATTGGATATGTAAAGCTTATGCGCCAGTGGGTTACGGACCATTTGGTGGTTATCTAGATGGCACTGAAAATGGTACGGATTATTGGGACGAATTACCCGAAACTCAAACCTCTAGCATAACACAGACTCAAAATTCTGAAAATAGCACCGATTTTGGCGTAAACCGTGCGCTTTCCAATGGCACTTCTTGGGAGTGGGTTGGATACTTTGTCCCACAGGTAACAGAAAATTATAGTTTTTCTTTGTATGCAGATGATGACGCTTATTTTTGGATAGGAGATAAAGCGTCTAATGGCTACACGAGTGGGAATGCGGATATTAATACAAATACGGGTAATGCTTTAGATAATTTGCCATTAAATTCTGGACAAAGCTATCCCGTGAGATTGCAATGGGGGCACAAACCAACACCAACTAATTTAGGGTTAACCCTGCAGTATCAAATACCAAACTTAAGTTTTAGTTCATATGATTTTAGTGGTGTATTTTTCCAAGGGTCGGTTAGCAAAGGTTTTTATATTGATGCGGTTAGTGGCGATGGATCGTTTGCTGGAAACGTTCAAGCTAATAGCGCCACTTTTAATACGCGCCCAACAGTTAATGAAAGTGGTGTTTTATTACAAGGAGAGCTTGATTTATCTGTTTATGCCACGGTAACAAACCTTGCGACGACAGGTTCAACGTTGCAGTCAAGTGTTAATACGTTAACGACAAACCTTGCGACGACAGGTTCGACGTTACAAGGTCAAGTTAATAACCGTGTAACAAATTTAGGCGGCGCAAGTGGTATGCGAGTCTTAACTACAGGTGAATATAATTCTCTTACTCCTATTAGTGGAGTGCTATATATTTTAATATAATGACTTTAAACCAATCAAAAGTAATTCAATACGGCCCGAAATCTGCTAAACAAATTTATTATAATAATAATTTAATTTGGACTAATCTAGTTGTCAATGGAGATTTTTCTAATGTTTCTGGAATGACTAGTAATGTTACTAATTGGTGGGGAAGAGCAGTTCCTTTTGGCTGGAATACTAATGCAACACTCCCTGCAACTAATGATTTTGTAATAAGATTACTTAATGGTGTTTATTATGCAAATCTTAACATTCTATCAAGGTCCGCTGAACAAGCAGGTGGATTAGTACCTTTTTTTCAAAATATTGTAATGCCTGTAACTTCTAATGTTACTTTAACATTTTTTGGGTCTAATCCTTTTAATGCTAATGCTTGGGCTCTTGGATGTAGTATAGTAAACCTAACTACCTCAACTACTTTGGCAAATACAAGTATAAATAATACCCCTCAAACAGTTACTCTATCAGCTTCAAATGTTCCTGCTGGAAACACTATACGCATTAATTTTTGGAAAGGGGCGGCTGGTCATTCCCCAGGAATTACAAATGTTTTTGTAACCTTGAATTAAACAATATGGCCGGAATTAGTTTAATATTACAAAATAATCCAACAGTTACACAAATTAACTGCGGCACAAGTTCTCCAAAATTGGGAGGAGCTATTAATCTATCTGCTTTTCCTAATTTGCAAGATTTTAGATGTCAAAATAATGATATTACTGCAATTAGTGGTTATGAAAATAATATAACTTTAACTTTTATAAATCTTATTGATAATAAAATTACAGGGTCTTTACCATCTTTTACAGGAACTCCAAATTTGAGGACTGCTGTGTATAGTTTTAATTTATATACAGGAACTATTCCAAATTATAATTCCGAATTAAGAAACTTTCAATGCGCGGAGAATCTTCTTTCTGGACAAATTCCTGATTTAAACAATAATAATGGTTGGACAAACTTTTTAGTTCATAACAATAATTTAATAGGACCAATTCCACCGTCTTTGAGTAATCAAAGTAATATTTTAGTATTTTCTTGTTATGGAAACCCTTTGACAGGGTCTATTCCTAATATTAATGCATGCGGACAATTACAAAGGTTTTTGATTGCCGGATGTAGTTTATCCGGTTCTATACCAAATTTATCAAATAATGTAAATCTCACTGAATGCTGGTTTCATAGTAATTTTTTAACAGGCTCTATACCTAGTCTTAGTGCAAATAATCAATTAACAAGATTTTTATGCTATCTTCAACGGGGAACATCCAAAATAACAGGATTTGCTGGTGGTTCTGTTTCTATTACTTTGGGTGATTTTCAAGCACAAGACAATCAATTAAGAGCTAGTGCGGTCAATTCGATTCTTGCATCTTTTGTTGCTGCCGGAAGAACAACGGGAACTCCAATATTAAATGGAACATGTATATTAAATTTAGGTGGGGCAACTAATTCCAGACCAACAGGACAAGGCGTAACAGATGTTACAACACTAAGAAATCGTGGTTGGACAGTAACAACAGGAACAGCTTTACTATGATTAAAATATATTCAAATCAAGAAAAACCAGATGTTGTCCCCATGGTAGATGGGGTATTCACTAATGAAGTTGAATGGTGGATGATTTATGATGCGGTCACTAATAAAGTAATTGCACCCCCATTACAATGCGCTGGAGGAACCTCTAGCCCTTTTACGATGGTAATTGCAGATAGTCAAGAAGAATTAAATCAATTTATTGTAGAAAATGGATTAATTCTTCCACCTAGCGAGTTTGACCCTACTTATAATATTGAATAACTTTTTCCGGTATCTCTAAATAATCTTTATAAGATTTTAGAATTCTTTTTGGGCAAAATTCTTGTACTTTTTGATATTTTCTATTGTCATTTGGCCATTTTCCGTATTTATATAACATTGCATATTTATATAGAATTGCATTTGCGGTTTGGACATATTTTTTATAATCGAATAGCTTATTATTTTTTATAATACTTGTGGCACATTTTTCACAATCAATTTCTAATTCCATTAGAGCCGCAAGTTCTTTTTTATATTTTTGTGGCTTTAAAATAATTTGTGAATAGGTTACATCATAATCGCAAAACTTATTCCATAATTTAGAGTCGTCTCGCCATTGAATAAAATGGCAATATTCATGTAAAAGAACCCCGAACCATTCTTCTTCATGTAAATTACCCTTGGCCACTTTAATAACTGGATCGTCATTAGAATCCATATAAAAAAGGCCGGAGCATTTGCTCTTACCACCGCAATAATTTCCTTTTAATAAAACAATACGACCATCAAGAGATTCGATATCTTCCTTGATGATATCGAACACCTCGGAATTAATTAAAGACGACATCAATAGTTATTTACACTAGTATTTTTATAAAATGTTTATAGAAGAGATTTTGGAATTTTTTTGTGTAAACCTATAAAATACTAGTGTATGAAATATTTTTGCTCGAAATGTGGGAAGACCACTCAATACGGTTTTGAACTACCAAAATTTTGCGCTTTTTGTGGGCAATCGTTTGCTAGTAAATCATCTTCCGCGCCAATAGAAGATAAAAGAAATAAATTTTTAAATGAATTAAAATTAAAGAAAAATATAAACTCTATAGAAATTAATGATGAGAGTTATGATGCAATAGATAGTAATATTGACTTTAAAAAAATTAAACCATCTTTTAAAGTAGATGTTTACCAGCCTAAAGGGGAATCTTTTGGAAGTTTAATTGATAACCCATCTGCTCCTATCGAGGTAAATAATCAAAATAATATTCAAACAAAAACTAAAGAAGAAATTTTATCAGAATTTCAAAAAGAAGCTGGCTCGTTAAGATCTAAATAATATGCCACGTAAGAAAAAAGGCGTTGTTAGGCCATCTTTCGAAGACTCGATAGATATTATTAATTCTGAAATTCAAAAACGCAAACATCGTTGGCATTTAACTGCCATCGCATGGATGGATTTCGAAGATGTTGCTCAAAGATTAAGAATACATATTTATAAGAAATGGGAGAAATGGGATCCACTGCGCCCTATGAGGCCATGGCTTAATCAAGTTATTAACCACCAAATGACTAATATGCTTAGAAATCATTATTCTAATTTCTCGCGCCCATGTTTAAAATGTCCATTTAATACTGGTGATTATGGTTGTTCTATATATGGAACACAAAACAATTCTTGTAAAGATTACGCTAAGTGGGAGAAGAGTAAAAAATCTGCTTATGATGTAAAATTTCCATTAAGTATTCATAGTCCAAACCATGACAATCCTGAAACAACTTTAGAAAATGTTTTACATGATACAGAGAACATGATGGATATAGAAAATTTAATGCCACTTTTTCATGAAATCATGAAGAAGAATCTAAGTATCATTGAGTGGAAGGTTTATGACTATATGTTTTTACAGCATTTAGACGAGGCGGAAGTAGCAAAAAAAATGGGTTATAAATTAAGTTTAAAAGAAGGTCGGCCAGCATATAGACAAATTAGTAAAATCAAATCAAAAATTTTACAAAAAGCGCGCGAAGTAGTAAGGGAGGTATTATAATGGAAGAAATTCTTACATTAGAACAGCAAAATAGATTAAAAGAATTTTTGCAAAAAAATCCCGAAGCCACACTTACGGAGATTACTGTTTACACTTATAATAATGAAAATATTGATAGTCGTAGTAAAGAAGGGCGGATTTTAAAACAGTATTTATTAGATAATAATATTGAATACAAAAATCGTTCTGTCTTTCAAAGAGATCGAATTTCATTAACAACAGATCACGAAGAATTTATAAAAAATAATTATAAAAATCAACATTACTTAGATATGGCAAAAATTTTATTTAAAAATAATAATTTAACCCACCTTAGCCTTGAATCGCGCGAAGTTAACAAATACGTTAATAAATTACAAAAGGCCGATCCTACATATTTAGATATGACTACTTATGTGCCAAAAGAGCCGGAAACTTCTGCTCCAAGTCCTATTAGTGAATATTTTCCACCGCGCCGTATGGATCAAACATTATACCGAATTAATAAATATCTTAATTTAGGATGGGAAGAAAAAAAATTAAAAGCCGTTCAAATTAAACAGGTAGAAATGTTGCAAAGATATTTGAATACTTTTAGTTTTTGTTATCAAATTAATACCTATCGTCGTGAGGATGATCGTAAATTATTTGAGGATGCTTTTATTCGTTATACTTATGACAAGGAAGACTTAACACAAGAAGAATTAGATCAATTTATTACCTTGTGTACAGAAGTTGTTACTGCTTCTACAATTTTACAACAAGTTGAAGATTTGCGACAATTATTACGTCAAGCCTCCGAAGAAGACGAGGGGCGCAATATTAAAATGAGTCTTAATGAGGCGATTAGTAGCTTACAAACTGAATATAACCAATGTCGTAATAGGCAAAATAAATTATATAAATCACTTGTAGATGATAGATCTAAAAAAATACAAGAGCGGAAACAGGAAAACGCTAGTATTCTTAATTTAGTACAGGCGTGGAAAGATGAGGAACGTCGCAAAAGTATTATTCATCTAGCAGAAGCTCAAAAACAAAATTTAGAAGACGAAGCAAAACGTTTATCATCCATGGACGAACTAAAGGCAATAATTCGTGGAATTGATATAGATGAAATGGTTCATAGTTAATATAATATATTATGAATAAGAACAAAATATACTTAAAATGTAAAGTTTGTGGTGAAGAATTTAATTATTTTGCCGAACTTCAAAAACATTTAAGATATTACCATAAGCTTTCCTGTAAAACTTATTTTGAAACTTATTGGAAGCGCATTGATCGTTTTAATGGGACAAAATTAGAATATAAATCTTTTGACCAATATATTACTTGCGATTTTGTTGATAAAAAAAACTATAAAAACTGGTTAAAGACTCTTTCCAAAGAAGAGTGTGCGGATTATTTTAAAAGTAAGTTAGGGCAATATTGTGATTTAAAAACTCTTGATATGGCGCCCAGTCAGGTAGAGTGTCAAAGTATTAATTGTTTATTACCTATTAGTACAATGGAAGCTTTGTCTGGAATGTGTTACAATGATTTATGTAAAAAAATTGGATTACATTCCAGATTTAATTATCAAATTCCTGATGAAATTCCTTTCACTCCTATCCCACAAATTATTGTAGATAGTCGTGAACAAAAACCATTTCATTTTGAAGAGCATACTTTAATTGAATCTAAATTAGAATATGGCGATTATTCTCTTCACCCTAACAATAAATTAGCAGTAGAGAGAAAAAGTTTATCTGATTTATATGGAACTTTGAGTGGTGGCCGCGAAAGATTTGAACGCGAAATTCAAAAGGCTAAAAAAATGGAAGGTTATATTGTCGTAGTTGTAGAATCGACTCTCAATAATATGATGTATCAAAAACAAAAATTTGGTAAAGCTTCTGGCGAGTTTATTGCTCATAACATGAGAAAATTATTACGTCAATATGATAATTTACAATTTGTTTTTTGTGATGGGCGCGAAGAAGCGAGAAATAAAACACTTCATATTTTAGGTATGAATGAAGAGGCCTGTAAAATAGATTTACAATATTACTTTGATACAAAATGGCACTCATCGTAGGAAATCAAAAAAAATCTAAACCATTAGCTAACGTTAATAAAGAGTTACTTAATTTAAAAGGCGATTTAACTGACGAAGAGGCAAGGGTTAGCCTTGCTAAATTCCTAAGATATAATCTTGGTTTTACTACAGAGCTATCAATGGGCTTAACATTAGAAGCCTACCAAGAATTAACGCTGAATTCTTTTTTTAATAGAAATTACTGTATGTTAGTTTGGGGTCGTGGTGGTGCTAAAAGTTTTTGCGCTGCGATCTATTGTATTCTTAAATGTATGTTAGAGCCTGGAACTAAAATACTTATTGCATCTATTAACTTTCGTACTAGTCGCCGTGTTTTTAATGAAATTGAAAAATTTTTAATGTCTCCAGGCGCGGCCTTAGCCAGACAATGTTTTGGTTTAAAAAGTAAGCGGAATGACCAATACGAATGGCAAATTAATGGTGGCAGCATCACAGCTATTCCACTAACTGGAGAAAAAATTCGTGGTATCCGCGCTAACGTACTTATTTTGGATGAGTTTTTACTTTTACCTCCGGATATTATTGACAATGTTCTTATTCCATTCTTGAGTTCTCCAAGAGATGTAGGCGAACGTATTCGTATTAGAAAATTAGAAGAAGAATTAATAAAAAAGGGCTTGCTACATCCAGATAATAGGCATATCTTTGAGAATACATCTCAAATGTTATGTTTAAGTTCTGCAAGTTATACCTTTGAACATTTATTTCGCGTCTATCAACAATGGTCACATTTGGTAGAACATCCAGACGAACAAGAGTCTAAAGAGGGTGAGCTTCCTGGAACATATTTTATTTCCCAATTAAGTTATGAAGCCTTGCCTCAACACATGGTAGATCAAGGCGCGATTCAAGTTGCTAAAAGTGGTGGAAGTTCACACCATTCCTTCTTACGTGAATATTGTGCCCGTTTTATTGATGGTGGAGATAGTTATTTTTCACCTAAAAAAATGCATGAGTGTACGATTTCAGATGGGGAATATCCAACTACTAAGGTAATTGGCGATAGTGATAAAAAATATATTCTGTCAATTGACCCGAACTTTTCGTCTTCTAAAGTTGCCGACTATTTTGCCATGAGTGTGATTGAGCTAGATGAAGAAAAAAAACAAGGCGTATTAGTTCATGGATACCAAGCCGCAGGGTCATCGTTGCAAGATCATATAAAATATTTTTATTATTTATATAAAAACTTTAATATTGCCTTGATTATTATTGACCATGCGGGTGCAGATACTTTTATAGATGCGGTAAATAACTCTCAGTTTTTCAAAGATATGAATCGTAAGATTGGTTTTGTGGATTTTGATTCAGATAAAGAAAATGAGGATTATACTAAAATGTTAAAAGATTGTGCGCGTCAATACAATAAAGATTTTGGCAACATATGTATTAAACAATATTTTACAAGCTTCTTTTTGGGTCGCGCGAACTCTTATTTACAAACTTGCATTGATCATAAAAAAATATGGTTTGCCTCGCGCGCGAGCAACCATCCCGATATTTTAGAAAATATTTTTACAATGAATCTTCCGATGGAGTATATATATCCTAGAGGAATTGGGGAAAAGGCGGATAATGAATACGAAACAAAGAAATTGACCGTCCGCGAATTTATAGAAGAGCAGGATTTTATTGTTCAAGATACGAAAGATCAGTGTGCCAATGTTGAGGTAACCACAACATCTAGGGGTACCCAAAGTTTTGATTTACCATCTCATTTAAGAAAATCTACAAGTATAAATAGAGCTAGAAAAGATAATTATACAACTCTCATGCTTGGAAACTGGGGCGTTAAAGCTTATTTTGATATAATGGCTCCAGAAAATTTTGCAAAGAAGAATACGGAATTTGTTGCAGAATTAATCTAATAAAATATCAGATTTTAGTGTAATAAACTGTTATAATAGTTTATGGCGCAAAATAATAATAAAAATATTAAGTTCCCAGAACCACAGGTAATTGAAGGGTCTATAAAATCAAAAGATACTATAGAAGTCAAAGCCAGTCGTGGAGAAGTGAATACATCAGTAAGAAGAAATAGATCATCGACAATTTCTAGAACTGATAAATATGCAAATATTGAGGGTGGGGTAATTCCTTTTATTTATGGTGGCGGTTATGGTAAATATACTTCAAATATAAGTATAAAAGACACTATTATTTTATGTCAAAAAGCCTATTATAATTTTTCTATTTTTAGAAATACTATTGATTTAATGACCGAGTTTAGTTGCTCGCCTATTTATTTTACTGGTGGAAACGAACAATCCCGTAAATTTTTTCAAGCATGGGGAGATCGTGTTAATTTATGGAAATTACAAGATATGTTTTTCCGCGAATTTTTCCGTAGTGGAAATGTATTTTTATATAAATTAAATGCCCAGTTTACTAAACAAGACATGCGCGTTCTTACTGATTTAATTACGACAGAGGCGCGCACGGGAGAAATTCCGGTTAGATATATTATTTTAAATCCTGCTGATATTCAAGCTATTGGCTCAGCTTCATTTATTACTCCTCAATATATTAAAGTTTTAAATGATTTTGAAATGCAAGTTTTAACGAATCCAGATAACGAACAAGATAAAGAACTTGCCCAAAGAGTTAAAAATGTAAAAGATTTAAAAACTACTAGTAATATAACTCAATCAAATCAATACATGGTATTTGAATTAGACCCTGAAAGATTTGTCCCAATTTTTTATAAAAAACAAGATTACGAACCATTTAGCGTTCCAATGGGATTCCCAGTTCTTGAAGATATTAACTGGAAGCAAGAACTTAAAAACATGGATATGGCAATCAGCCGTACAATACAGCAAGCAGTCTTATTGGTTACAATGGGAAATGATGAAGTCGGTATGCCAACTAAAGAGCAAATTGGAACGCTAAGAAAGATTTTTGAAAATGAAAGTGTTGGTCGTATTTTAGTGACCGATTATACAACTAATATTAAATTTATTATACCAGAGATTAGTAATATTCTTGATCCTAAAAAATATGAGGTTGTAGATCGTGATATCCGTTATGGTCTTAATAATGTACTTTTCGGAGAAGAAAAATATGCAAATACCAATACTAAAATAGAAGTATTTTTATCTCGTTTAAAACATGCTCGTGAAACTTTCATGAACGAGTTTATTTTGCCAGAAATGAAAAAAATTGGTAAAAATCTTGGGTTTAAGAATTTACCCGTGGCACGTTTTAAAGATGCTGATTTCAAAAATGATATGAACTTAACGAGAATTTATTCTCGCTTAATTGAGCTTGGGGTTCTTACTCCAGAAGAGGGCGTTACAGCCATTGAAACTGGCCGTTTACCACTTCCAGATGAAAGTGTAGAATCACAAAAAGATTTTAAAAAATTACAAGAGGAGGGTTTATATCAACCCCTTCTAAATAAACCACAACAACAGCAAACTGGTCGCCCCGCTGGAACCGGAACCCCACAAACAACAAAAGCTCCAAGAACGGCTCCAGTAGTTCAAGCTGCGGAAGTAAAGCCTAAAATTAATGCCGATCTTGTCGCAAAAAATTTGGTTAAATTTGAAAATTTAGTTGAAGCCGTTGAAACAACTTTAAAAGAAAAGTACGATCGTAAAAGATTAACAAAAGAACAAAAAGAAATTATTCAAACAATAGCAGAAACAATTGCTACAAATGAATTACCAAAGGATTGGGTTAATAAAATTAATGATTATATTAACAAACCAGTCGAATTAAATGTTAATATGGAAAAGATTAATGAAATTGCTGCTCAATATGGTTTGGATTATAAAACAGCAATTTTATTATATCATAGTAAACTAGATTAATATGAGTAAAAGTTTAATTAGAAAAAATCAATTACATCCAGATATCGCTGATTTAGTTAGCGGATATGGAAATGATTTTTTTATTACCCAGCAAGAATTAGATCAAGCTTTGTTAGGTTTAGAGGCTGATTTTAATTTATCTAGTATTGTATATACTACTGGTAACCAGGAAGTTGAAGGCATCAAAAATTTTACAGTAAGACCAACATTAAATGGTATTGGTATTGCCACAACTGGAGAAGCCGGTGGGTCTACAGCTTTTGATGGTTTTAGATCAATAACGAGAACAAATATTAATGGTGTAACACCTGGTGGTACTGATGTTGTTACATTTTTAAATAATTTATTTTATCCATTTACTCAGGCAACTATTACTTTAAATAGTTTTAATACAGTTTATGAATTAGGTACAACATTATCAACCGTCAGCGCGATTGGTTCGATTACTACTGGCAGTTTAAGATTAAATCAAATTACGAATTTAGAAACCTTTGTTGGCTCAAATGGGGTTCCACAAATTATTACACAACCATCTACTAATTTTACTATAAATGCCATAGTTAATTTAACTAATACGGCTAACAATATTACTGTAAGAGCCAATTCCAGAGATGTAAATAATCAGGTGGTGCAAATTACAAGTGATAATGCTACTATTAACTTCGCGGCTCCTTGGTATTATGGCACTGGGGCCGCAAATTTAAGCCCAACTCAAATTCAATCTCTTTTTACTGGTCCTTTAAAAAAAGTAGAACTACCGTCTAATAAAACAATAGAGGTTACAGCAAATAATCAAAAAATTTATTTTGCTTATCCCCAATCATGGGGTGTTTTAACAAGTATAAAAGATGGAAATAACTTTGAAAATATCAATGGTTGGTTAAATAGAACTAACTTAAGTTTTACGTTAGCGAATGGATCATCTCATATATATACAGTTAGAGAAACTAGTCTTTTAAATACTTTTATAACACCTTTTAACTATACTTTTATATTTTAAATATTATGTCTGCAATTAATATAGGATTACCATTTAACTTAGGTGCTCAAGTTGCTCTTGATAATAGAACTGTTGTCGCTAATATAGCAACAAGAGATGCTCTTGTAACAGGAAATAGGGTGTATCAAGGGCTTATTGTTTATGTAACCGATCAAAATAAATATTTTTATTACAATGGTACGTCATGGATTGAATTAAATATTAGTGGAGGCGGGGGTACGGTAACTTTACCAAGTGATATTTTATTTACGACTGGAACTCAAACTATAACTAGTCCTAAAAATTTTACTGCAAGACCGACATTATCTGGTTTAAATTTAATTACGACTGGAGATTTAGTCAATTTAGAATTAAATATAGAAGAATTAAATAACATTGTTTATACAACTGGTAATCAAAATATTACTGGGCTAAAAACTTTTAATGAAAGAATTGTATCTCCAGAAATACGTGGACTTGGTTTGGGGGGAAGTTTTAGAAAAATCGATCTTAATTCGGGACATTTATATAGTAATACTGCAATTGCTTTAGATTATTTTCAAAGAATTCTATCTGGTAGTTGGAGGTTTAATCTTCGTCCAACTGTTAGTGGAACGGGTGTTATTTTAAACGGCGAGGCTGTTGCTAGCAATGGTACAATTAACCATATGATAAGATTAACTCAATCAGAATATAACGCCGTCTCCCCAAAAGATCCTGCAACTTTTTATGTAATTGTAGGTTAATATGTTATTACAAGAAGCCGATAATTTTCTTTTGGGAACTGGAATTGTTAGCCGTTTATATATGGGCGAAAAATTAGTTTGGCCCTCGCTAAGTGGAAATTTATGGCAATTTACAGATAACCCGTCTTGTAAGATTTTATCTGGTTTTAGAGTGGTTTATAATAATGGAAATGTATTTGCCGATTGGGGTGATGGAAATTCTGACGCAATTATATCTAATACAAACTATACTCATATTTTTCAACCTTGCGACTCGTCATCGAGCAGTTCGTCGTCGAGCAGTTCGTCGACACCTTATCTAGTTAGGCAAAAGTTGACGTTGACGGGTATTAATTCTGGTATTTTTGCAAATAATGTCGTCACCAATGCGGATGGGACTGTTCTGGTGGTGGCTGGCATAGATAGTAATGAGGAATGGTCAATCTTTGGAAACACTGGCGCAGCCCAAATTTACACGGGAAATTCAATTAATGGATGGCAGTTAAAGCAAACATTGCGTGGCGATAGTGTTAATGGTAATTGGCGTGCCGCCATGAATAGTGATGGGACTATTCTAGCAATGGGTGGAAGTTATACATCCAACGATGCTGGGGCGGTCTATATTTATACTGGTAACGCAGTGGCTGGATGGCAGTTGAAACAAAAGTTGACGGGTGAGAGTGCTCTTCTACGTTTTGGAGAGGATGTTGCTATTAACAGTGATGGAACTCTTTTATTAATAGGTGCGATAGGTGACTATATGGTATATCCGCCACAACCAGCTGGGGCGGCCCATGTTTATACTGGTAGCGCAGTAGCTGGATGGCAGTTCAAGCAGAGGATTTTGGGCGATGCTGGTATGGGTTCTTGGTTTGGATTTCGTGTCGCCACTAATAGTTCCGGAACTGTTTTAATAATGGGCGGACCTTTTGAAAGTAATAATGGCGGAATAAAGGCTGGCGCGGCAATGGTTTATACTGGTAGCGCAGCGGGTGGTTGGCAGTTACGGGAAAAGTTAACGCCGTTAAATGCTAATAATGCCCATTTTGGATCGAGTGTCGATACAAATAGTGACGGAACTCTCATAATAATTGGCGTACCTCTTGATAAATATGTTGAAGGGGGTAGTTTTGGCATAACAGGAGGATCGGCAATGGTTTATACTGGTAGCGCAGTAGGAGGTTGGCAGTTAAATAAAAAGATTTGGGGTGATGGTGGTGAGTCTGACCATTATGGAATTGATGTCGCCACTAATAGCGACGGAACCCTTTTAATGGTAGGTGGATATCTTGACGATAACATAACATCAGAAGCTGGTGCAGCACTTGTTTATACCGGTAGTGCAGTGAATGGTTGGCAGTTAAATCAAAAGTTAACGGGCGATATTGCTAGTGGTCGATTGGGATGGGGTGTCGCTACTAATAGTAGCGGAACCGTCTTAATGACGAACGGACTTTATGGAGCACTATTTGTTTATTCTTCTTTCTTACCAACAGAATTTAGAATAACGAATGTTACAATTGATTCAATTTCATATGCATGGAATCCTGTTGCGGGAGCCACAAGTTATCAATTGGATGTATCGACAGGTATAGCATTTAATAATTTTATAAATGGATATAATAATCGAACTGTTAACTCCGTAAGTCAATCCGTAACAGGATTAGTAGGTGGTAGAACCTATTATGCAAGAGTTCGTGCTTTTAATACTACTAATGGGCCTGGGGTAAATTCATCAATATTAACGCAAGCAACAAGTCCTTTTATTGCTAGTACCCCAACAAATTTAAGAATATCAAGGGTAAATGATGATAGGAGTATATTCTGGACATGGGATCCTGTTCCTGGTACAGAATCCTATGCGTTCACGCTTGAGGGATTACCAAATTCGCCTTCACCGCCTATAGGAGTTATCCCTGTAGCCACTAATCCATTTGGTCCAACAAGTTACACGCAGACACAAGGAAATCCAAATACGACTTATTATTTTAAAGTTAGAACTCAATCTCCTGGAGTTTCAAATTTTACGGCAGAATCTGCTCAAACTACAGCTCTTCCAGTACTAGATATTAATGGTGTGGCCGCTGGAAGAACATCAACATCAATTTCTTTGAATTGGAATCCTGTTGCTACTAGCCCACATAGTTATATTGTAGAAATATCAAGGAGTTTCTTAAGTTGGCTTGATCCAATTACGTATCCTTTATTAGCTACTAATATTGTTACATATCAAACATCAGTGACCCCATCTACAATTTTTTCAAATTTACTTCCTAATACGATGCATTATATTAGATTTAAAACATCAAATGCAAATGGTATAAGTAGACTGAGTGATCGTATAGATATAGCCACTTTTGCATAAAAAATTCATTTATATAATTTAAATACTGTGTATATAAATATATATATGCAATATTTTTTAATATTATTAACGGTTTTTTTAACTGGATGTGTTTGTCTAAATCCAGATCATAAAGGTATTAATGGGCCAACTGTAGAAACGGGTAAAGTGATAGAAGAACTTAAAGATACAAAAGAAGAACTTATAAAAGCTGGAGAGGCGAATACGGAAGTTGGAAAATCGGTTGATAAAGCTTTGAGTCTTGCCGAGCGCCTTGATATAATTTTAGAAGAAATTGAAAAATCGCAAAATAAAAATATAATTAAACCAGAATAATATGAAAAAAATACTAACAATTCTCATTATTTTTACACTGGTTACTTCTACAGGAATGGCGCAAATAAAGTGGCCTTGGGATAAAAAACCTAAACCAAAACCTACTCCAGTTCAAGTTGAAGTTAAAAAAGATCCAGCAACAATATCAAACGCTAGACAGATTATAAAAGAATTAAATTCTGAACTACAAAACGCTAAAGCTCAAAATACTAAATTAAGAGATAACCTTGAAAGAGCTAACGCTAAGATTATTTCCGCACAAGTAGAAACCCAAAAAGTACAAGAAGCCGCCGACAAACTTAAAGAGTGGGGTGTTGCACAACAATCTGAAAAATTTAAATGGATGGAAAAGTATGAAAGTCTTGCAAAAAAATATAAACTATTAAAAACTATTGCGGTTATTATTGCTGCAGCAGCTGGAGTGTTTTTAGGTTTACAATTTATGGCATTAGTTCCACCACCATATAACCTTGCTGTTCCTATCGGCGGGGCAGGATTATTTGCATTATTAATTGGAATATTTTTGTAGTATGTGGCAAAATATAAAACATATTGCTAGTAATGCGGCTGCGTTTTTAAGTTCTAGTAAAATTCCACCAGGAACTCCTTTAGAATTTCAAGAATCCTTACGTAATCAAAACCATTTCAAATCTAAAAAATTTTTCTTAGCACTTTCTTCATTTATTGGTTTATTAGCTTTTTATTTATTGTCTGTTGGTATATTATTTCTATTACCAAGTAGAAACGAGTTAATTGCTGGATATGTAACTATTTTTACAAAAACAATAGAAATTGTAGCCATTATTGTGGCAAGTTATATTGGTGTTCAAGCAGCTATTGATTTTAAATATGGAAGTACTTCTAATACAAATTTAGATTCTGTATTAACATCCGAACAACGAGAGGAAAAAATTATTCAAGAACAAACAGTTGTTTATGCGGAAAAATATAAAAATGATACGTCATATGCACCAATAGATTGGGTATTTAATCAAGAACAAGAATAATATGAAAGTTTTACAAAAAGGAGATGTGAGTGAAGAAGTAAAACAGTGGCAATTGTTTTTGCAAAGCGCTGGTTATAAAGTTCCTTATGTTGACGGGGCTTTTGGTCCAGCAACTGAACGGGAGACTATAAAATTTCAACTTAAAAATGGTTTAAAACCAGATGGTGTTGTGGGACCAAAAACTTGGAAGTTTGTAACAACAGTTTCAAGTAATACGCCTCTTTCGCAACGCTGGCCAAAACAAGATTATAATAGCATGGTAAATTTTTATGGACCTGTTGGGGAGAATACCACATCTTTAGAAATTCCATATCCAATGAAATTAGCATGGGCAAAAGGTACAATAATTAAAAAATTTACATGTCATCAGAAATGTGCAAAAAGTTTTTATAGTGTTTTTGAAAAAGTGTTGAAAACATATGGAGAAAAAGAAATTGAAAGATTGGGATTAAATCTTTTTGGCGGCTGCTTAAATGTTAGAAAAATGCGGGGTGGTAATTCTTGGAGTACTCACTCTTGGTCTTGTGCGATAGATATTGATCCAGACCGGAATCAACTAAGATGGGGTAAAGATCGTGCAAAAATGGCTCATCCTGATTATAATGATTATTGGAAATTTATAGAAGACGAAGGTGGGATTAGTTTAGGTCGCCAAAGAAACATGGATTTTCAACATTGGCAATTTGCAAGATTATAATAATAAAATTATAAAAATTAGTGTAATATATTTATAATAACAAAATGCCGACTTACGAAGATGAGCCAGTAAAAAATGTTGACCCCTTAACTGGGTTTGACTTGTCCGATTTACTTTTTTCTTTTTCGCGTCCTATCTCTTTGTGCGCGATGGAACTAGATAAATTTGAAAACAATAAAATTGTTATTAGCAATAAACTCAAAAATGTTGCCCTATTAGAAGAACAAAGTGTAAATTTACCAATGGATACAATGAAAGATTTTAAATATTCAATTCGTTTTGACGGGATTATAGTTCAGGCGATGGTTTCATCTGATGAAGATAAATATTTAGCAGTAGCATCTGTTGATCAATTAAAAGAATATCTTCCTAAAAACGTTGATCTCGATGTCAATCGTGATTTAATGGGTGTTGCTTTTGATGCTTTCGTTGTTAATCGCGGAAATAAAAATGGACACATTATTAGTACAGATGTTGCACTAGCAATGGTTGAAAATTTTATTAATAAACCATTTAATATTGAACATAATCGCAAAGTTGTAGTTGGTGTTTGTACTGGTTATGGATTTAGTGAATTTGGTAGTAGTAAACCATTAACGCTTGAAGAAGTCAAGGCAATGAAAGATCCATTTAATGTTGTTCTTTCTGGTTATGTTTGGAAAATTGTAAATCCAGATTTTGCCTCTGAACTTGTAGAAAGCAGTGACCCCTCTTCGAATAAATATCTTTCGGTTAGCGCAAGTTGGGAACTTGGGTTTAATGAATTTAATGTTGCTAAAGGAAATAAAAATTTAGCCGATGCTACTATAATTGAAAAAGAAGAAGATATCGTAGAACTTAAAGACCGTCTTAAAGTATTTGGTGGTAATGGATATACAGAAGATGGAGAAATTGTTCTTTTAAATCTTCAAGGCAATGTTCTTCCTTTGGGAATTGGTTTTACAAATACTCCTGCCGCTGAAGTTAGTGGTGTTGTTATTTCTTATGATAAACCACAAACTGAAGAAACTGTAAAAGCAGAAGAAGAAAAATATGTTTGTGCCGATTGTGGATATAAAGGCGCTGATGCAGAAGTCTGCCCTAAATGCGGTAGCGAAAATTATGAAGAAATTGAAGAAGAAGATGATGAAGAAGAAAATGAAGTAGAGTCTTCTGAAATTAAAATGAATAAAAAAAGTGTCCCTGAAGAAAATAATAATGTAAAAAATAATATGCAACTAAAAAATATTGATGATATTACGGACGATTCCATCAAGGAAGTTGCTGCTAGTGCTGTTCGTGAATTTATTTCGAATCGTATTGCAGAACTTGCCCAAGAATGGAAATCAAAAGTTGAAGAAAAAGAAACAGCACTTAAAGCTGCCGAAGATCAAATTTCAACATTGAAAACAGATCTCGAAGCAATCAAGGCTGATAGTGAAAAAGTAAAAGAAGAATTCACGAAGATTCAAGAAGACCTCAAAGCTAAAGAAATTGAAGCCAATTTCCAACGCCGTATGGCCTTGCTTGATGAAGAGTTCGATCTTACTGATGAAGATCGTAGTATCATCGCAGAAGATTTAAACGCCATTGAAAACGACGAACAGTTCGAAAAATGGTATAAGAAGTTCTCTACATTCGCAGCCGCTAAAAAGAAAGCCGCTAAAGCTGAGTACAAAAAAGAAGAAATGAAGGAAGAAGTAAAAGAAGAAAAAGCTTCCGAAACTTCCGAAGTTGTAGCTAGCGAAGAAAAAACTGTAGAAGAAGTAATTTCGAGTGCAGAGGTAACGGAAGAAGTCCTTCCAAACGCTTCCTCTCCTCAAGAAGTTTCACTGGTCGAAAAAATCGGTGCAGCTTTCAATAAAAACAGCGTAAAAATTAAATAAAAAAGAAAGATAAAATATTATGGCAAATTTAAAACCATTTAGAGATTATGATGAGCATGATGTTATTAACCTTTTCGCCGTCAATGCTGTAAGTGCCAATAAAGGTACTGTTGTTACAGCTGATAGCGTTGGGGTTAATTTAAAAGATGCTTCATCTTTAGACAACCTCTCGTCCTACGGGAATACTCTTTCAGCACAATTCAACGTTCCTTGGACCGTTAGCCCAGCCGCTTCTGGCGCAGCTAAAGGTGCAATCGTTGGTTTGTTGCTCAAAGACGTTCGCAAATTCGACGAGAACGGTGAACAATTAATTTTCAACCCACGCAAGGCAGCTGAGATGGATGTCATCATCAGTGGTCAAGCAGCACCTATTCTTACGAAGGGTCTTGTCCTTGTTAACGGTATTGTTGGCACCCCAGGATTCGGTAGCGGCGCAGCCGTTTCTGATGCTGGTGGTGGAGACCTTAAAGTAGTTGCCTATGGCAGCGCAACAGTTGGTAAATTCCTCGGACCTAAAAACGACGAAGGATATGCTTTACTCAAGGTAGAACTCTAATCAATTAGAAAGAAATTATAAAAATATGAAAATTCAATTCGACAAAAATCCTGAGCAAATCGAGCTTATCAAGGCTCTTGCTTCAGACAACAAAACTGTAGCTGTAGAAGCTCAAGAAGCTTTTGCTGCATTCATCAGCGATGTTGTTCAGCAAGTTCTCTTACAAGCTGGTACTGCCAGCATGATTTATCGTGACGTAGAATTTGACGAAGATGATTCGCCCTCGATTCCTCTCGACTTATACTATGGTCTTAACGAAGGTCACATCAGCGTTTGGTCACAAACAGTAGGTGGCGGTCTCCCAACTAACTTTGTTCAAGGCATGCAAGAAATGAAGGTTAACACCTATCGTCTTGACAGTGCAATCAGTATGGACAAGCGTTATGTTCGTAGAGCCCGTCTCGACGTTGTAGCCGCTGGTTTAGAACGTATGGCCAATGAAATTCTTGTTAAACAAGAACGTAATGCTTGGGCTGTTATTCTCAAACTCTTGGCCGAAGCTTCCACAAACAGCACCAAGCACGTTTTCCGTGTTGGTACTGCCGGAACTTTCCAACTCGATGACATGAATAAACTTTGGACTTTAGTCCGTAGACTTAACGCTGCTTACACAGGCGGTACACCACAAGCTCTTCAGAGCCGTGGCTTGACCGACATCTTCGTAAGCCCAGAAGTCAAAGAACAAATTCGTGCGTTCGCTTATCAGCCAATGAATACCCGTTCTGGTGCTGTCGCTTCTAGTGGTGCTACTTCGGTAGCTCTTCCTGACAGCGTTCGTGAAGATATCTATCGTGCCGCTGGTACGAACGAAATCTTCGGCGTAACAATTCATGAATTGCTTGAACTCGGTGAAGCTCGTAAATACAATGACTTGTTCGATACCTTCGCTGGATCGACACAATTCAACACTTATGGCGCTTCCGGTGGAACAGAATTCGCAAGTGCAACCGATGAATTAATTCTCGGTATCGACGCTAGCCGTAACGCTTTCTTGCGCCCAGTCGCAATTCAAAGCGAAGGCCGTGGTCAAGTCAAGGTTCTTCCTGACGATCAATTCTTGGCTCGTAGCCAAAAAGTTGGTTTCTACAGTTATGTAGAAGAAGGCCGCGTAGCTGTTGACGCTCGTGCAGCTGTTGGTTTAATTGTATAATTAAACAAATAGTTTAAAAATTAAGGGCCACCCGCGAGGGTGGCTCTTTTTTTATAAAAATTTAGATTATTATTATATAAAATAACATAATATTTAAGATGAATACTACCAATAAAAAGAAAAGAGGTCGCCCCTCGAAAAAAGATATGTTACAAATTCATGGAAAAGAAGAAAAAGTTCAAAAACAACCATCTTCTTTAGATGAAATTTTAGGAGAAACTCTTTCTATTTATACGGCTAATAGTTCCGAAGAATATCGTGGCCAATTGGCTGAAATGAATATGACCGATTTACAAGCACATGCTTATAAAATTGGACTAGTTCCAACTCCAGATAGAAAAGTTTTAACTGATCGTTTAGCTCAAGAATTCGTTAAATGGAATTCAAGATATGGTAGTAATGTAGCAACTGGTCAAGTTAGATCTGTCGATGATTTAGACGCAAAAGCTAAAAAGATCTTAAGAGAAGGCGCCTAATTTTTGTGTAAAATAATGTGTGAACTGTCAAGATTATTTAACACAATTTGTTACCAACGTTTATTATGATTTAGGCGAGCCTGTAGATTATACTCCAGCGCGATTAACTTCTTGGTTTATAGATAATTCTAATTTAGGAAAACTAAATAATTTAATCGGCACATCTTTTTCTGGAATTGCCTACAAAAATCAACAGAATATTATTACTGGTTATGGTATTAGTCCAGAACCAAGTAATGATCAATTATCTATTTATAAAATGATTTTTGATTGCGATTTTTTAAAAAACCAGTCTAGAAACTTGGCAAAAAGTTCTGCAACTATTGGTCGTGATTGGACTACTTTAAAAGAGGGTGATAGCACTATTACAAAAATTAATAAAAATGAAATATCTAAAAACTTTAGAGGTTTAGCGCAAGACTGTAAAGCGGAACTAGATAAAGCCGTTAAAATGTATCTTAAATACAATGCCGTTCCAGACCAAATTGCTGGAGACGATACCGAAGGGGTTTCCCACTATATTATTCAAGAATATCAAAGAACACTAAATTAATATGCCAAGTCTAGTTTCAAATGAAGAAAAATTATTATTGGCCAACGAATTCAATGATTTGCATGATACATTCTCAAGGTTCGTCATTGCGTGGAAGACTCCTGAGCGTGTAGTAGTCTCAAGTGATCCCAACTATAATTTTTTATATAACGAACAAGAATCAATTGAAGTAACTTATATTCCCGTAAGCGGAAAATTTGATTGTCGTATTCAATGGCAAGACCCGTCTAAAATGGGTGGATGGCCAGAAATTCGAGAAGAAGTTCGTGGAAATATCTGTCGCATCAAAGCTAAAAAAGATTTTGTTGATTTTATTAGTGATGCTGAGAAAATTGAAATTGATGGCCGTCCAGTTCAAGCGCTTGGTACAAATCGCCCTCATGGACTTTTTAATATTGATTTTTATACTTTATTTTTTAAGGAGAGCGAATAATGGCTGGAAAAGTTAATAAAAAAGCTATTGAGAGGGCAATTTTTACAAACCGCGCGGTTAAAAAAATGGTTCGTGATATCGTGCAAAAAGAAGTAGAAAAAGAAAAAATATTATTTCGTGCAGATTTTGAATCTCACCCTGTTACTCAAGAATTAGATGGCGGGGAAACAGCTTCTAACAACTCTGGAACTCTCGGTGGTTATGGTAATTTATTTTCTTTTTTAGGTTTTAATAATGGAGCTAACCCAACGGCTCCAGTTAAAACTTTAATTCAAAAAAT